GTGCCACGCTCCGTCCCCCCGCCCGCCTGGGTGCTCACCCGCCGCCGGGCCATCGGAGACCACATCCGCGCAGCCCGCGAGGCCGCGCACCTCACCCAGCAGCAGGTGGCCGAGCGCATCGAGATGGACCGGGCCACCTACAACCGCATCGAGCAAGGCCACGCCTCGCCCATGCTCGACTCCCTGCTCCGGATCGCCGACGCCATCGGGGTTCCACTCGCCGACCTCGTCCGGACGTGACCCCGCCCGCACCCCGGCCACCGCCGACCACGGGTACGGGCAGGGAGTAATCAGGTCAGACCGGCGGTGTGCCCGGCGGTGACGGTGTTGGCCGGCCCGGCGGCAGCGAGGGCCCCTGGTCCGGCGGCGTCTGCGGTCGGCCGCTTCCGTGTCGGCCCATCTCCAGCTTTCGTGCCGTCAGCCCGTAGATGCCGAGCGGCGGGAACAGGTCGACGCGCCGCGGATAGTTGCCGATCGCGCAGCCGCGGCAGAGCAGGTCTGTCCCGGCCGCAGTGACGCGCACGCCTTCGACGGGGTTGGTCCAGCAGGCTTCGCAGGTACGGACGGCCGTTTCCGACATGGCGGTCGTCATGGATGCCTGCTCGGGGGTGTCGGGGCGGGCGTGGTGGTGGTACGCATGGGGTGCCTCCGTCTCGTAGAGCGGGTGGTGACCCCGTCCCGGCCGCGGTCCTGCCAGGGAATGAGCGGCCGGGACGGACGTTGTCAGGGGGCGGTGGACATAGAGCGCCCCGGCCTCCGTCGACCAGGGGCACGGGCAGGAAGCTCAGCGCGCGGCCAGTCCCGCCGGTCTGGGTCCGCGTACCAGTCGTGATGGCCCCCGCGGTGTCCCGGGTCGAGGGTGCAGCGAGGGCCGCCATCCGGGTGCTCAACCCAGCAGTAGCCGTGGGGATGTTCGAGCGACGCGGCCATCAGCGGGGCCCCTCTCCGGCATCGCAGGGCGGGCATGCCCAGACCTCGGTGTCCAGATTGTGCGCACCGACGCGGTCACGAATGATGCCGGCGGACACTGCGCCCGTGGTGAGGAGCCTCTTGCACCAGATGCAGGCCCGGCCGGCGGACTGGTCCCAGGTGAGGGTCTCCGGTGCGGGCAGCTTCCGAGCCGCGGGCGGGGGTGTTCTCATGACTCTCCCCTGCACCGGTCGCACTGGCAGGCGGGATAACGGTCGCTCGCTTCGAGCTTCTTGAGCGGGACCGCCTCGGCCTCCGGCTGTAGTACTCGGATGCCGCCGTCGCGGTTCACCTCGTACACCTTCATCGTCATCACCGGGGGACCTCGACTTCCATCTCGATGGCGGGCAACGCGGGGCCCAGGCCGGACAAGGGCACGCTGGCACCAGGGCCGAACGCGGCGCCGAGCGTTGCTGGATCAGTCAACTGGCCAGAGCCATTGGGCTTCTCCAACCACCCGAACCCGTCCTGGTACCGATCAGCCGGCGGGCAGCGCAGCGCCCACCCAGCGGGGCGGACGGTGAGTTGCAGCAGGTCCTCGAAATGGTCCTCGGTGCCGGGCGGCAGCAGCCACCACGCGCGGTCGGCTTCCGGGTGGACGAGCACGGGACCGAGCCGGTCCGGACCGATCTGCTGCATCGCCGTCAGAGTCCGTGTGAGGTCCGCTTCAACGACGAGCCAGAGCAGCCCTGTCGGGATGTCGGCAAGTTCCGCGCGAGCCCAGGCGCGGTGCACCTGTAGTGGGTCCGGGGCGCAGGATGCCAGCCAGTCCGAGCCCGGATTGCGTGTCCGTGTGGCCATGACCAGCACGTTAGAGATCCGGGGTGCGAGAGCGCGCGCCGATTGCGGCGGATTGCGAACGTGGCCAGACCGGTTGCCAGTCGTTGCTTACGAAAGGTCCAGCGACGCCCGTGCCCGACCGATTAGGCGCCGCGCCTGCGGGCCGTAGACCGCGGCCTCGGCCGTCCAGTCCCACGCCCTCTCGTACAGGGCGATGGTCTCCTCGTCGTCGAGCCACATCTCGGTGCTGATCGTCTCGACGATGACGCGCCGCCGGTCGTAGATCCAGAACCCGTGGGTGGGGGCCCGCCGCAACTGCGCCCCGAACGGGACGATCCCGAGCTCGATGGTGTCGAGGCCGATCAGCCCGGCAAGTCGGTCCAGCTGCGCCGCCATGACCTCGCGGGGGCACGTCACCACGTGCAAGGCGCCCTCCCACACCAGGAACCGGAACCGGCGCCCCGGTTCGTACAGGGCATCCTGCCGGCGGATGCGGGTACGTACCGCGTCCTCGATATCCCGGGGGGTCTGGCGGAACTCGGAGTTCGCCTCGAATGCGTGCCGGGCGTAGTCCGCCGTCTGGAACAGACCAGGGATCCGGGACACCTCCATGCCGCGGATCACCTGCGTCGCCGTAGTCTCCGCGATGGCCAGCTCCTGGCGGGCCCGGTGCCCGCCGGCCAGCTGGCGGCGCCACGACCGGTACTGCGTCTCCAGGCCGACGAGCCTGCCCTTCAGCTCCCCGGCCAGATCCTCGCGGCCCACCGCCTGCGCCCACGCTTCGAGGTCGGCGCCTGACGGGGTCTGCTTCCCCAGCTCCAGGCGCGACACCTTCGAGCGCTGCCAGCCGAGGGCCGCGGCCACGCCCTTGCCGTCGAGGCCGGCCTCGATGCGCAGCTCGCGGAGCCGTGCACCGAGGGCGACCCGGGCAGATTGGAAGTCGGTGCTCACATCGTCGAAGTTACCGCCCTGGCGTAGTCGGTGGTGACGGTTGCGTGGTGCCATGCGGCGTCGCGGGCCTGGCAGGCTGCGGCGACGTCGGCGGGGTCTTCGCTCAGGATCACGCCGAGGGTGGTGTCGGTCTCGTCGAAGACGAAGCGGGCGACGAGCCGGGAGTCGAAGAGCCAGAAGTCGTGGTCCGGCAGGCCCAACTGCTCAGCCCGGCCCCGGGGCAGATTGCGGATGTCCTCGCCTGCGGCCACGTTGCTGGGCCCGCTGTCGAGGAGGAACTCCTGGCCCTCGGTGAGGGGCTCGTCGACGAGGCGGACACGCTCGAACCGCTTCCCCTCTGCGACCTGCTGGCGGACGTTCTCACGCCACGCGTCGTCCGGCTCGGCCGCGATGTCGGCGCCGGCCTGCCAGCGCTGCCACTTCTCGCTTCGTCGGTCGGTGGCGTACCCGCGGCGGGTCTCCAGGCGCCACGCGGTGTGCCGGAAGTCCTCGAAGAGGTGGGCAATGGTGGAGAACGGCACCATCTCCTGCGCTTCGGTGCGTGGCGCGAAGCGGGTGAGGAGGTCGCGCGGGACGCGCACGAACGTCTCTTCCGGCTTCACGTCCCGGAGCTGCGCCAGGTGCTCGGGGTCCGTCACCCGGTCGCCCTGCACGAGGATGTCGGTGCTGCCTTCCACCTCGTACAGGGTCGGGCAGTCGCCGCCGTCGCTGGTCGTGCCAATGAACCTGAGCCCCATGTCACCCTCCGTCTGGACTGGTTGAGAGTCCAGGATGCGCCGGATAGCTGGGGGCTGCCTGAAAATTGCTGTGGATTGCGGGACGCGGTCGGAGCCTGCGGGTTGCTCGCAATCGGGTGATCGGCGCGAACGGCGGACCTGGCTCCGGCCGGCGCCCGGGGTGGGAGTCGTACGATCCGGCCGTGGCAATCGAACTGAATGATGAGCTCATCGAGCTGGAGCGCGCAGCGTGGGCAGAGCAGCAAGAACAACGGCTGACGGTGGATACCGCAGCTCGGGTGCAGGCGGCGATTACCGCCCATGCGGCGGCGACCGGGCAGTCCCGGTTTGAGGTTGAGCGGGAGCTGCGGCGTGTGGTCCGGCACCCTGACGACGACTGACCTTCGGCAGTGCGATGCGCCCCTTCTCCCCGCGGGGAGAGGGGGCGCTGCTGGTTCGTCAGGCGGCGGCGAGGATGGCGTACCGGTCGGCGTAGTAGGCGGCGCCGTCGCGGGCGAGCTCGCGGCCGATGACGGTGGCGGCGCAGGTGGCGGCCGGCAGGACGGTGGTGGTCTCGGTGCGGGCGGGGCGGGCCACGGTGTAGGCGGTGCGGTGGATCGTGTACGCCTGGATGCGGTCGAGGCGGAAGGTGCGGGACTCGCCGCTCTCGCGGTCCATGGCGCGGAGGGTGACGTTCCCGGCCTTCGTGGTGCGGACGTCGTACACCTCGATGGTGCGGATGGTCTCGACGAGGTTGCCGGTCTTGCGGCCGTTCTCGTCCTTCTCCTCCTTGAGGTAGGTGATGGTGACGGGGTGCTGGCGGTCGGCGGCGGCGAGGAGGCGGGTGAGGGTCTGTGCCTGGGTCTCGGTGGTGGTGGTCTTCATGGGGTCCCCCTCGTTGCCGCGCTTCCTTGTGAGACCCATGTTGGCCTACTCGGTAGGCTAATGTCAACGGTGTTGGCATAGCGACTTGGCCAAGCCGTGTGGGAGGATGCGTCCCATGGATACAGCCCGACTTGAACTTGCAGCTCAGCGGTACCGCGAAGCAGAGCAGGCATTCGACGCTGCCCGCGAGGATCTCCAAGCCGAAGCAGTCGCCGTCCTCCAGCAGAACGAGGAACGAGGAGCTCAAGCCACCGTCGCCCGCATCACCGGGTGGACCCGCGAGTACGTACGGCGGATCAAGAAAAGGGCCGACGAGCAGGGGGCGTAGCTGCGCGCACGACAACGCCCCTCCAGCAACAGCAGGAGGGGCGCTCGTAGTTCAGGGGTACTGCCGGCGGAACGGATCCAGAGCCAGCGGTGACCCATCCGGGTCTGGCTCCTCCGGTTGCGCGGGAGCCCCATCCCGGCGGCACATGAGCCCATCGGGATCACCCGGCGGCGGCTGCAACGAGTACCCGGCCGGGCACGTCTGCCCATCCGCCCCGTCCCGACCATCCGCACCATCCTGGCCAGCTGGCCCCGGCGGACCAGCCTCACCCGGCGGGCCGGCCGGGCCGACGACCGACTGCCCATCCGTACCCGCAGCGCCGGACGGGCCGACCTCGCCGACACCGTCCGTACCGGGGGCCCCACTCGGTCCGACCGGCCCGGTCGGACCCGCCGGACCAGGCTTGCCAGCGGCGCCCTGCCTGCCCTGCGGCCCCGCTGGACCGCTCGGCCCGGCTGCCCCCTTCCCAGGCTCACCACGGGACCCTGGCGGCCCGGCGACGGGGGATGCGCCGAGCCGCTCCACCTGCTGCGCCAGCTGGTCGCGCGCCTCGTTCGCCGTACGCAGCTCACCAGACAGGCCCTGCACGGTGACGACGAGGAACGCGAACCCAGCCAGGGCCACGGCCGCCGCAAGGCCGAACAGGAGATCGCTGCGCCGCCGTTCGGCGCCCGGGCTCTTATGCCGTCTCACGCTCCCGCCCCCTGGGCGCTTAGGTACACGGTCAGAATCAGCAGGAGAACCGGTGCGACGAGCGCGGTGAAGATGAGGCGCCGGTCTGCGGCGCGCCGGTCCGCGAGGCGCTGCTCCTCCTCACGGTGCGCGCGGGCCTCCTGCTCGCGCGCCTCCTCGATGCCCTTGACCCGCTCGACCACCAGCTTCAGCGACTCGTCACGGGCTGCCTGCTCGAGCTGGTACCGCTCCAGGCTGACCTTGCTGTCGAGTCGGAGGCCGAGCTCTCGGAAGTCGTCCTTCAGGTCAGCGCGGACGTCTTCGAGGCGACGCATCACCTCGCCGAGAGTCGGCTCGTCGGGCACGTGCTACTCCGCTCGTTCAGACGCTGGTCGGCCGGGCCGCGGGCGCGGGCGGCGTGATGGGGGAGACCTGGCCACGGGTGATGAACATCAGCACGGCCAGCACGCAGCCGTTGATGGCGGCTGTGGTGGTCGGGGCGACCTCGAACCCGAACGCGCCGACACCGCTGGCGATCGTGGCGACGGCGGCGGTGAACGCCTGCACGGCGATCGGTCGGGTCAGGGCGGCGGCGATCGCGCCGAGGACCGCGGACGTGCCGGCGACGAGCCATCCGGCCTGGTCCTCCGTGAGGCCGACGTTGAACGTCACCACGAGCCCCAGGATGGCGGCGAGGCTGTTGAGCCAGAGAGCGGGTTCTCTTCCGAAGATCTTCATGGGTCAGGCTCCCTTGGTGGTGAGGGCGGCGAGGGTCTTCTCGATGCGGGCCGCGGCAGCCTCGACCCGCACGGCGGCGGCTTCAGCGCGGGTGGCGTAGGACGCGGCATCGCGCAGGACGCTCTCTGCCGCCCAGGTGGGGTTGTCCCTCGTGGCGCGGCCATCAGGCGGCGTCATCCGGTCGGTGCGCCACACGGCGTCGTAGATCTGCTCACGGGTCATGCCTGCCATCGGGTCCTCCTCGGACGGGGTGGTGGAAGGGGTGGTGGTGCTGGCCCCGGGGGACCAGGACGCAGGGTGGGCCAGGCGCTCATCGATGAGACGGCGCAGGACGGGCGGGGCCACGTCGACACCGCCGGTGCCGGTGCGGGGGTCGATCTTTCCGGGCTGCCACTCCTTGTGGCCGATCACACTGAGCGCGGTCCAACCCTTCTTCGGACCGCCGTATGCCCGCAGGATCGCGGCCGACGCGCGCACCATGGCGTCGCGCTGGACGGCGGGCCACGGGTCCTTCCCGTCGCCGAGGTTGACGCACTCGAATCCGTAGAAGCGGGTGTTCCCGTCGGTGTTCGCCTCGTTCGGGACGAGGAGTTTGCCCCGGTCGTAGTCCTCGTTCTGAACCTGGCGCAGGACGTCGTCGTCGCCCAGGCCCGCATGGTTCGCACGGCCGGCGGACACGAGGTGCAACGTACCGCCCTTGTCGATGACGCCGTGGCAGAGCGGCCCGGGCAAAACGGAGTGCCCGTTGTAGCAGAGGGCGACGGAGCCGGACGCGCCGGTGGTGACGGTGTGGTGGAGCATCACGCCGTTGATCGGGCCGAACGTGCCGGTCGACGTGGGGCGTCGGTGGGTGCGCCAGTTCTTGTACTCGACGACGCGCACGCCCTCGGCGCGCAGCGCGGAAAGCAGGCGGTCGGGGGCCAGCGGTGTGGCCATGAGGCCTCCAGACGTTGGGAGACGGACCGGCCGGGTGGCCGGCGTCCAGGTGGTCAGGGTCAGAGCGGGGTGGCGCCGGGAAAGTCCGAGGCGGGCCCGAAGTCCTCGGTGTGGAGGTAGGCGACGTGCGTTGCCGATGAGGCCACGGAGTACGTGGCGGTCCCGGAGTCCCGGGACACGGTGCCCACGAGTACGGCACTGACGGCAGAACTGCCGTTGTTCGAGATGAGGTTCGAAAACTCGAAGCCGTAGTTCGCCCCTGAACTGGGGGTCGTGATGCGAAAGCTGTCGTACAGGGTGGCTCCGCTGACGGTGTCCCGGTGGACGCGGATCCTCCCCTCGCTGCTCGCGGCGGTCGGCGTCAGCAGGCCCTTGATCGTGAGCCGGTAGCTGCGGCCCGGCAGGAAGGTGATTGCGGGGGTGCTGATCCAGGCTGTCTCGGTGGTCACCGGCGTGCCGGGGGTGTTCGTGCTGATCGCCGTGTAGTTCACGGTGAAGGGCGCGCGTGCGTTCTCCACGGATGCGATGAGCCGTTCCCCAGCGAGGGCAAGATCGGGCATGGGTGCCTCCTACAGGGCGTAGATCGTGGAATGGGCGAGGCGGATGTCCGTCCCGGTCGGGTGGTCCTTACTGATGCCGTTGACGGACCGGACCACGGTCATCGTCTGGGGGCTGCTGTTGGTCACGGTGGAGTCGGCGATCAGCCGCACGCCCCACCAATAGCTGATGTCTGTGACTGCCGGTGAGGCGCCGATCCGGGCTCGCACTCTGGCGCGAGACGCCAGCGCTGGAGCCGTGGCCGTGACCGTGATCCACGTCCATACCCCGGCCGGCACGGGGATGGCCACCGACGGGGACGTGGAAATGGTGGCGTCGGCCGCTGTGGCCCAGTCGGTGATGATCCGCATGTCTGGCCACCCGGTCGGGGAGTACACCCAGCCACACATCGTGTACGAGGCGCCCGGGGTCACGCTTCCGACCGGGCTGCTCGGGGACGTGGTGGCTGACGCGGACGACGCCCCGGTTGGGGTCATCAGCAGCGATGCCGTAGCTCCGGCGTCCGTGTGCACGACCGCAGTGGAGTAGGTGATGACCGACGATAGTTGGGACCACCCGACGAGGTCTTGCAGCAGCAACGGGTTCGGCGTCAGCACAGTGCCGGCTGACACCGCTGTTACGACCTCGCCCCCCATGACCAGCTCGAACGGGTAATGGCGTCCGTCCGTCACCCACGGCCCAGCCGTTGAAGCCACCGACAGAGTCGTTGCAGATGAGGTAGCTGACGAGGCGAGTGTCGACCCGCCCGTGTCGTATCGGCCCCGCTCTGCGTCGTCGAAGACGCCGATCTCCCACGGCCCGTACGGAGTGCAGTTGAAATCCAGCTCCCACCGACCCTGATGCAACAGCTCCGTGTAGCCCTGCACCTGCAAGTCGATGGCATCGGGCGGCAGCCACACTGGGGGGTTCGTGATCTGCATCCGGTCCCCGATGTCGGCGGACACCGCGTCCGCGATTACACCCGAGGCGCTTTGCAGCAAGACCCGCACCTGCGGATAGCGGGCCTCATCCCACGTCCCGAGGTGTAGCCGCCACTCGGCGTGCCTCGTCGTCTGCTCGTCGTCGAACAGGTTGAGCGTGATCGCCTCGTTGTACCGGCCCACCCCCTCGGGCGGGGCCAGCGTCGACAGCGGGCCCTCCGAGGCAACGGATCGGCCGGAGCCGCCGCCCTCGCGTGTCACGAGGATGTCGTTGCGCACCCGCTGGTCGTCGTCGACCGGCTCCAGCGGGGTGACCAGGCCGTCGCTGCCCTGGTAGTTCAGGGACAGTGTCACTGGCTGGTTGTACAGGGTGGCGCGGGAGCGATAGACGAGGCTCAGGGAGTCGCGCCGCTCGTACAGGATTCCTCCGTCGACGTCAGCGGCCTCCTGGAGCAGGGCCATGATGGTGTCCGGTCGCTGTGGGCCCATCGGTTCCGTCTCCGCGAGGGACCCGCCGATGAGGAGCGGGAGGTTCTCCTCCGTCCGGAGGCGTCTGATCCGGTCCCCGGCGCGTTCGCCGTTGTAGCCGTGGTCGGCGAAGTTGAACACCGTGGAGCTCGTTGACCCGAATACGGCGATGTGGCCGAGCGCCAGGCCGTTGAGTTCCGAGGCGTAGCCGCCAGGAGGGGAGCCCACTGTCGTGATACGGCCGGCCGTCCCGGGCTCGCTGCCCGAGATCCCGACGACTGTGGAGCCGATCTGGATCCAGTTCAGGTCGTAGTCGTAGTTCGACCCGTTCTGTGCGACGTAGAACCGCATCCGGTACCAGGCGTTGAACGGGGCCTGGCCAGCACCCCAGGCGAAGGCACGGCTGATGACGTTGGTGCCGTCGCGGTCCTGGCCGACGATCCGTCCGCCCGTCGCGTTCATTTGCAGGTACCACTCGCGTACGGTGCCAGTGGTGAGGATCCGCATGTAGGTCCACAGCGTGGCCGCAGGCGAGTCATGCCGATACACGAACTCCACCATGAAGGTGCCCGGAGAGCTGGCCGGCACGACGCCGGTGAGCATCGGCAAACCTGCACCTGGCGTTGAATCCAGTGCGGGCAGCGGTGACGACCCGGCGAGGGTGTCGACCTGCTCATAGTCCAGTCCGGACGCGGCCATAGGTGTGACCCCGGCCAGGGGGCTGTACGCCCTGGTGGCGGTCTTCCCCTCCTCCATCGGCCAGTACGCAATGAGGTTCGGATCGGAGGGGACACGGCGGCGCAGCGTCGACTGGAGAGGAGACGCGCCCTGGCCGAGGCGGCGCAGAATCCCAGACGCCTCCACTGGGACGTACACGTCGTTGCCGCCGGTGCCCCACCGAACGGGCCAGGCAGAGATCTCGCCGTGGAACCGAATCCTCTTGTTGGCCAGGGTGGAATTACTGGTCAGCGTCCACGTGCGCCCTGACCCGTCGGTGAAGCTGGGGGCGCCCGGGGTCTGCGCGGTGAAGTCCGGGTTCGCGACGAGCGTGCCGCCAATCCCGTTCCGCAGTTCGAGGGCGTTGTAGCGGCCGACCATGTCGAGGGAGGCGATGCCGGCGACGTCGCCGATGACCATGGGTGCCGTGCTGGCGTAGACGCTGGTTGTGGCGCCACCGATGATCGGGGTGCCGAGCTGGGTCCATGTGCCGTTGATCGTCGGAGCCGTGTAGAAGCGCACCGTGTAGCCGCCGGATCCGTTGTTCACGTCGAGGGTGGCGCGCGCGGCGAGGCGCCCGGACAGTAGGGGTGCGACCACGGCGTTGGAGCTGATCGCGATCCGGCTTGCGAACGTCCCGTCGGGGGACCAGAGGAAGCCCAGGCTGCCATTGGGGTTGATGTAGAAGCCCCACGAGCGCTGGTCGCCGATGGTTCCGTACTTTCCAGCAAGGTCGACTGTCTGGCCGCTGATCCACTGGTCGGTGGTGACGTCGGCCCTGATGTCGATGTCGCCGGTGATGTCGAGAGAGGCATGGTCCGGTGTTGTCGCCCCGTCCAGGGCGGTGCCGGTCATGTCCATGTACGTCTCGCCGTAGTGCACCGACACCCTGATCGGAGTGTTCCGGCCGATCAGCCCGTAGTACGCGCCGCGTGGGTTCCTCGGCGAGTAGTTCCCGGTGTGGTTCTTCAGCGTCAGAGTGCAGCGTGACGGGTCGACGACCCCGCCCCAGTCGGACCGGCCCCGGGTGATGCGGATGGCGTCACGCTCGTAGACGTCGTCCGTGATGTCCGTCCACGTGCCGCCGAGATCAAGCTCCACCTGGATGGGAAGGTTCGTCTCAGGGAACGTCATCGTCCTCCTCCGTTCCCCAGGACCGCCTGCACGTTGCCGCCGCGGGAGCTGACCGACTGCCGCAGCGGGTCGATGATGACCTCGCCAAGGAACCGGCCCGCGATATCCAGATGGATCACGATTGGCTGCCCGCCACCGCCGGCATGACCACCGGCCAGCATCCGCTTCGTGTCCGGGTTCGACCGCACCCTCGACCCTGGGGCCAGGTCCACGAGCTCCGGCCCCTGCTCGCCGACGAGCGTCATGCGGGAGCGTGGGCCGCCGCCAGCCGCGCCGATGACACCGCCGTGGGCGTAGCCGAGCTCGGTGCCGTACGACCCTTCGCGGCGGGCTTCCATGTGTGTGATGACGTAGGTGTGGGAGGTCTTGCCGTTGATCGCGTCAAGCTTGCGGCGGGCCGATGCGATGGCCTGCTCCAGCTGGTAGATGTCCGCGCGGACTCGTGCTTTCCGGGAGTCCGGAACCTTTTTCAGCTGGTTCTTCGCGCTGTTCAACTTGTGCTGGAGGTCTTCCATGTTGCCCTTGAGACGGGCGGTCTTGTCCGGGGTCCGCAGGATCTGGTCGGCCAGCCGTACGGCCTGCGCCCGGGTCAGGCCCATGGCGTCCGCCGAGGCGATCAACTTCTCGCGGCCCCGGTCGTAGATCCCGTTGACGGTCGCCCAAGAGTCGCCGTTCGCCCGGGCGGACTCGGCGGCCTTCATCGTGGCCGACGCCAGGTTGTCGAGGGCCTCGTTGTTTGCGCGGCCCTTCTCCGTGTTGTTGTCGAGAGTGGCCCCGTTCTTCTGGAGCGCCTCGGTAGCCGCGTCGATCGCGGCCTCCATGCCGCGGATCCCGCCACGGGCCTGGAGGTAGGCGTTCGACAAGGCGTTGATGGACTGGGTGAGCCCGTCCGCGGACTGCTGCTGTGCTGCGAGCTTCCCCTGAACGTCCTGGGCCTGCTCGCCGAACAGGCCCATCGCCTGCGCTGCCAACTTCTGCTCGAACGCCTGGTCCGCGAGAGCGGCCTTGTAGTCGTCGAGCTTGCCCCGCAGTTCCTTGGCGGACATACCCTGTCGGGTCATGGACTTCGCGAGCTCGTCGGCTGCTGACGCCGCCAGCTCAGGCTTCCCACCGTTGACCAGGTTCGCGAGGGACTTGTCAATGGCGTCGATGTCGGCCTTCGCGGCCTTCGCCGCGGGCCCTCCGTCGCCGTACCCGAAGAGGTCGGAGAACCACTTCTCGATGCTCTGGGTGGTGGACGGCTTGGTCAGCACCCGCAGGGACTCCGCGAGTCCGTTGAGGTCGGCACCGAAAACCCTTGCTGCCTCCCCGGTGACCTTGCCCGTGTCACCCAATTTGCCGAGGGACGACGTCAGCTTGTCCACGTCGGGTGGCGCCTGCTTGCCGATCTTCGACAGCTCCATCAGTGCAATGACCAGCAGGCCGATCCCCGTGCCGGCGACCGCGACCTTCGCACCCTTCGACAGCGCACCGAACGCCATAGTGAGCATCCCGATCCGAGAACCGGCCCCCAGAGCAGCAGTGCCGGCCGCAGTGATCTGCGTGCGGACCACGGCCATCGCGGCGCCCGCTGCGGCCATGCCGGCCGCCGCCATCTTCACCGCCTTGAACGCGAGTGCCAGCTGGAGGAGGCGGGTCAGGATCTCGGGCGGGACCGACGCGACGAGCCCGGCGAACGCGTTGATCAGGGTGAGCATCCCGACGCCGGTGTCGGCCGAGGCGATCAGAAGGTTGGTCAGCGCCTCGCCGAGGTTCATCAGGACGTCGCCGACGAGGGGGCCCTGCTCGCGGGCGAAACTCAGGAATTCTGCGACGCCGCCGCCGACCTTGCCGGTGTCGAGGGTCCGAGTGAAATGCACCAGGGCCGTGTTGGCTTTCGCGAGAGACGTCTCCGCGAACTCGCCGAACGACTCCATGAACCGCTCGAAACCCCGCGACTGAATACCCCCTGCGGCGATCGTCACGAACCGATCCAGCTCCGTTGACGCGCCCCTCACCAGGGGTGTCATCTTCGGGAAGAGGGCGCCGAGCGTCGCGAACGCCTTCGTTGCGACCGGCATCGTCTCGTCGGAGAGAGCGTTCGACCAGTCCTCGTACTGCTCCTTCAGCACCGACAAGGAGGCGGCCGCCTCACGGGTCGCCGGGGGCATGTCCTCGATCGCGTCGAGGTAGGCCGTCTCCGCCTTCGCTGCTTCTGCCGACGCTGCGCCATGCTTGTCGACGGCGTCGGTGTACTTCTTCTCCGCCTCGGCCGCCTCGGACATGGCCTGAATCTGCGGGATGATCGCCGCCCCGAACGCGCCGACCGCAATCGTGGCCGCGCCCATCCCAGCGACGAGCGGCGCGGCAGACGCGGCGATCGGGATGAGCGCCGGCGCGAGACTGATCGCCGTGCCGACCAGCGAACCGAAGGACTTGTCCATGTCCTTCGTGCCGTTCTCCAGCCGCTGGAGCGACCGGTTCACCGCGGCGATGCCGGTGCTCGTGGCGTCGCGGACGCGGACCACGATGTTCACGTCGTCGGCCATACGTCACCACCTCCCAGCTCGTCGTCGGTTCGTTTCGGGTTGCCGCGCTGCTCGATGAGGAGCAGCCCGTACAGGGAGGCGTCCTCGGCGAGGAGGGCACTGGGCAGGCAGTGGAAGCGCTCGCACAGGCCGAGGACGGTCTCCGCGTGGATCAGCTCGCGAGGCTTTCGGACAGCGGTTCCATCGGCAGCGACGCCTCCAGGGACGGCTGCCCATCGGTCGAGCTCGGCTCCAAAGGGGCCGGGACTCCTCGCAGTCCGTCCGTCCACCCCTTGGCGAGGGCGATCATCAGGTCCTGGTCCTGGGCCATGACCGCCTCCGGGGTGGCGGGCACTGGCTCGCCGGTCTCCTCGTCCTCGAGGTTCCAGGAGATGAGCGCGCGTCCCATCTCCCTCAGCTGGTCGCCGATGTTGGACAGGTCCACCTCGCCGATGCCGAGGAGGTTCAGGAATCCGCCGAGGTGCTGGCCGCGGAGTACGGCCTCGAACCCGGCGAAGTCGTGGGGCTCCTCAAACCGGACGGTGATCTTCTTGGCCTTGTGCCTGTAGCCCGGCATGTCAGGCCCCCGTCCAGGTCGGGACGGTGCCGTCGGACAGGACGCCGGGCACGGCCCACGTGAGCTCGCCGGAGTCGGAGCGGGTGAGCGGGTAGTCGGTGAACAGGCATTCGTTCACCAGGGACTGCCCGGACACGGCGAGCGTTACCGTCCGGGAGACCGACGTGGAAGGCACGGTCTTGAACACGGCGTGGCTCTTGCCCGCGGCGTCGTTGAAGACGCCGTTGAGCGTCACGCTGAAGTCCGCGAGGAGGAGCAGGCGCTCCATCGCCGCCTTATCGATCCCGGTGACGTCCTGCACCGCGCGCGGCGTGGCGAACTGGAGGTTCGTGACGTCGTTCCGGATGTCCTGCGGGGTGCCCGTCGCGTCATCGACGCTGCACGTCGTCCACCCGATCCCTGATTCCTTGGCCATGGCCCTATCCCCTCTGCTGCTGGTCGATCAGGCGGAGCTGGTGCTCGCCGAAGTCCTCCACCCAGTCCGCCGACCGCTGGTGCTGGCGGACCCGGCCGGTGGGGTTGCCGCGCCAGTCCCCATCGCGCACGGCGAAGAGCTGCGGGCGGGTCTTGTGGTCGGTGAAGCACCGCTGCCGGGCCTCGAACCTGAAGACGGTCAGACCGGCCGCCGTGCGCTGCTCCCGGAACGTGCGCCCCGACTGGGTACGGATGTAGGCGGCCTGCTGCTGGCCGAGCGGGGTCGACTCGTCGATGCTCGACTGCCACCCGCGGGCCCACGCCACGCACCCGGCCTCCTCGCACGCCGCGCGTACGAGGGTGTCCGGGGGCTGGTCGATGGTGTACGTCTGGTAGGCGCCGGGGGCCAGAAGCCCGCGGTCTACCCGGTTCAAGGGCTGCATCAGAACGTGGTCCCTACGGAGTTGCGGGCGGCGGACACGGCGAACTGGGCGTTCGTGAACGTGCCGGTGGTGATGGCTCGGACGTAGCGCTGCACGGTCTGGGTGCGGCTGGTCTGGATGCGCTGGCTGGCGGGTGCGGCGGTCACGGCGGTGAACGCTGCGCCGGTGAGCGCGGACCAGGACAGGCCGTCGGCGGAGTGCTCGATGGTGACGGTGACGCTCGTGCCGGTGAGCGCGAAGACGTGCAGGTAGGCCTGGAGGCCGAACGCAGTCGGTCCGGTCAGGAGGTCGACCGTCGCCCCGTTCGTCGCGGTGGTGTCCGTACGGCGGCCGGCGGTGAGTCCTTCGCACCACTCCAGCCCGGATCCGGCGGACGACTGGGTGCTGCCCGCGAAGGTGAACGCCCCGTCGTCGCCGCGGGTGCCGTCGTGGTTGAGCTGCTTGGCGATGCAGTTCGCGACGGGCCCGCCGAGGGTGGCGCCCCGTACGTAGGTCATGAGGACGTCGGTGGTGGGGAGGGCTGCGAGCTTGGCGTGCGTCCCGCCGAGCGCCGGGTTGAAGAACGCGGTGTAGTCGATGCCGCCGTCCCGCAGTCCGCCGATGCGTTCCATCGCGGCCTTGTTGATCGCGGTGACGTCGAGGGCGGTCGGGCCGCCGCCGATGCGGTTGACGGATCCGATGTCGCCGGAGGCGTCGTACCCGCCGATGTACAGGTAGTCGCCGAGACCGGACTGCTTGCTCACGCGGTTTCTCCTTCCGTCCAGAGGTCGTTGACGATGAGGGGGAGCACGATCGTGATGACCCGGTACTCGCCGCCCTCGACGAGGAGGTATCCGGCGACGGCCTCCAGCGGGACGCCGTACACGCCGAGGAGGTCGACGTGCCGTACGAGGTCGCCGAGGGTGAAGTCCGCGCTGTATGCGGCGAACAGCTGGTCGACGGCGTTGAGCATCTCCGGGTCGATCGCCTCGTCCGGGGCGGCGTTGATGTTGGAGTAGATCCGCACGGTGAACACCAGGCGCGCGGACCCAGAGGCCAGGCCGGACGAGCGGACGAACCCGATGCGCTCGGTCCAGATCGCGCAGGTGAGCCCGTTGCCGGGGGCGTTCTTCGGCTCGGCCCGGTTGACCGTCTCGAACAGACCGAGCCCCAGGGCGTGGGAGACGACGCGGTCGGTGATGTCGGTGATGGGCAGGCTCATCGCAGGAGCCCCCTCGACTGGTACCGGGCCAGGAGCTCCCGGCCGATCCGGTTGGCGTCACGGTCGACGAGGGGCTTGACCCGACGGAACGTGGAGTAGCCGCGGAACCGGGTCACCGGGTAGTTGCGGGAGCCGGTGCCCTCCAGCCAGTGGCCGTAGATGACGCCGCCGTCGGTGACCATGTAGCCGCCGCGCCCGCGCTCGACGGTGATGCGGGACTGGAAGTAGCCGGTCGGGTTCCGCAGGACCTGCCGCAGGCGCTGCTGCACCAGGTCCTCGCCGTGCAGGGCGACCGCGTACTGAAGGTCGTTGGAGTACTGGCCGGCGGCACGCTGGAAACGGCCGTCCCTGATCGGGCCGGTGCGGTTCATGTTCACGCGGATCTGGAAGTCGGGCACGGTCAGACCCCCCTCAGGCGGGCCTTGCGGCCGAGCGCGTCGTAGACCTGGGTGCGGAGAGCGGTGAGCGCTTCGAGGGTCGCCTCGCGGGAGGTGCTGCCGCCGGTCGCGGTGCGAAACCATCCGGCCTGCTCCTGGAGCAGGATGTTGATGGCCTCGGCCAACGCCAGCTGGTGGACGAGGGCGGGCGGGGCGAAAAGGTGGACGCTGGTCCCGTCGGTGTGAGCAGCTGCCGTGGTGCCGAGGTCGCCGCGGGTGATGGCCAGGGTGCGCGGGGCGTAGACGGCCGTCCCGGTGGTGTGCGCGGCCAGGGTGGACCCGTCCCATGCGCGGCGGACGATCAGGCTATCCCCGGCAATGTCGACAATGAGGAGGCGCTCCCCGTCGATGAGGATGGTCTCCTCGACCGCGAACTCGGTGCCGTCCAGCACGGGGACGAGGACGGTCTTGGCCTGCGCGTCGATGTCCGCAGCGAGGGTCTGGCCGGTGGCTGCCTGGCGGCGGCCGGTCACAATGACCCGCTCGGTGTCGAGACGCAGCAGGTCACCGACGCCTACCTCTGCGGAAGTGGCGGCGTCCACGGTGACCGTGGCAGCCGCGCTGTCGAGGGTGCCGACCGTCACGCCGGCCGTGGTCTCGTCGTCGCGGTAGCCGTACAGGCCGGTGATGGTAATGCTGCGCTGGTGGGTGTTGCCGCCGATCCACCCGGCGGTGGCGCTGCTCATGTCGAGCTGCACCTGGTTGTACGGCGGGCCGTACGCGTTGGGCTCCAGGAACACGGCCTCCGGCGGGACGACGTCCCCGCCGGTCGTGACCTCGGTGACGGAAATCAGCTCGTTCTCGTCGAGCCACAGCCGCCACGGCCGGGCCCGCTGCGCATTGGGCCAGTCCCACGAGCGGGCGGCCAGCTCAGGGTGGAAGCGGCGGCGACAGAGGGCGTCCACACCCCGTGATGCGGTGTGCAGGGCGCGGTCGATCTGCCGGTCAGCGCGCGCGGACTGCTTGAAGTCCAGGGCGCCCTTGACGTCCTCGCGGGTGGCGTAGGTCGGAAGCGTGGTCATCCTCTGTCACCTCCTCTAGTCGGTGTCGGGGCCAGGAGCGGGGGCCTGCGGGGTGCTGAGCATCTGCTCCACCTCTTGGGCGGCGCACAGCCACGCGTGCTGCACGACGCCGCCGAGGTCGTCCCAGTCGGGCAGCTGCTCGCCCCGGACGTTCAGTCCGCCGGTCGCCTCTCCGTACGCCCGGTAGGCAGCCCGGCCGAGCTGGAGGCGGGTAGCGCGGGCCATCAGTCGCTACCGCCGCTACCGTCGCTGCTGGCCGACGTAGCTGCCGTCTGGTCGCCATCCGTCCCAGGGGCAGAAGAGCTGTCCGTCTGGTCCTTCGCGGAGCGGTTCCCCGTCTTGGGGGCAGGCTTCGGGCGGGCGGCTGCGCTCTTCTGCGGCTTGCTGGATTCCTTCTCGGACGATGTCTCGGAGCTGCTCCCAGCTGATACGTCCTCACCGCCCTCGGGCTCGGGGGCGTCCGCGTTGGTCGCGCCACCGTGAACCGTGATCTTCGGCATGTCGTCTTCGCCTTCCTCTCGCCAGTCGGTACTGCTGCACTGCGGGCACCGGGGCGCGCCGACCGAGTACGCGGCCGTGCAGCCCCTGCACACCCAGAGCGCCATCAGGGGGTTTCCAGTGCAGTGATGCGGGCGGCGAGCTCGGCGAGGATCCCCTGCACCGTCGTCGCCGAGCCGGGGCTGATCGCCGTCGCTGTCACCTGCGTTGCGGTGTGGGCGTGGTTGCCGGCCGCCGCAGTGGTGGCCGTCGACCCGATCGCCCGGACCGTGGCCGTACCCGCAGCCCCAGCCGTCAGCCGGGTGTCGTTGCCCGCGACCGCCGTGGACGCGGTCGCGCCGATCGCCGGGGGGAACGTGGCCGGTTTCCCGGTGACGTCGTCCCACGCGACAGCAGCCCCGCCGCCTCCCTCGATGCCCGCAGAGGAGATGGTGACCACCACCTCGTCGGACACGCTGTCGTAGAACTCGACAGCCCCGTCAGCACGGGTCCGGCCACGGATCATGACGACATCGCCGGGAGGTTCTCCGGGGCCCGCTGCACGTTGAGGTCGCGGGCCAGGGCGGTCACCGTGCCGGCGCCGGTCGATGCGAGGCGCACGTGGCTGAACCCGTCGTCCAGGGCCGTGCCCTCGACCTCGACGACCATGGCGTTCTGCGTGGCGGCGGCCGCCGTGACGACGGTGCCGGCCGCGGCCTGGGTGCGGCGGGTCCAGGTGTCCGTGCCGTCACCGGTGCTGGTGTGGAACTCGGTGATGCACGTCAGGGCCTTCGCTCCGGTGCCGGCCCCGTCCTGCGCCTGGGTGAGGGTGTAGGTGTCGCCCGCCGCCGCTGCGAGGTAGCAGACGAACGCCACCCCGTCCGCGTCGCTGAGGCTGACCCACTTGTTGTCGGCGAGGGGCAGGGCGTTGAACTGCCGGCCGAGTGCCTTCTGAGCCATGGGGTTCTCCTGTCGTCTGTTGCCTTGCCGGGGCGACGCTGCCGGCCCGGGTGGTGGCCGGCGTCGGGGAGTTACTGCCGACGCCGGCCGGGGGTGGGGGTCAGGCTGCGAGCTCGACGAACGGCGACAGCTTGTTCGCGGAGCCGTTGGCCGGGGTGATGGCCGACTGGAGCCACGGGCGGCCGTCGACGCGCTGGATGATGCGGAACGTGGTCTTGTCGCTGCCGAACTGGTAGTCGGTGCTGGAGTCGGCGGTCATCGTCTGGCGGTCGCCGATGAGGTAGTAGGCGAGGTCGACGAACGCGAGGTCGCCACGGGCGCCGAGCTGTCCCGCCTTCTCGCTGATGATCAGCGGGCGGCCGAAGATGGACATCGGCATGGCCGCGCTGGCGTTGACGACGAACACGCTGTTGCCGCCGGTGCCGACGTCGAGGGACATCTGGAGCAGCTGCGGCAGTGCGTCCGGGGAGCAGATCCACACCGCGTTGCCCAGCGACGACGGCAGCATGCGGGCGTACATGTTGACGATGTCGACGTACGAGATCTTCGAGGCGGTGCCGCGGGTCACTGCGACCGCGCTCTTGTTCTTCGCGCCGAGGAATCCCAACGGCTTGCCGACACCGTTGCCTGCCATGAACGCCTGGTCCTCGGAGAACGCCAGGGCCTGCGGCCACAGGGTCTCGATGAGGGACGCGAAGGACACGATGCTGTCCTGGAGCAGCTCGTTCGGGACCGCGCTCAGCCCGGTCAGCTTCTTCGCGTCGAGCTCCACCCGACCGAACTTGGGGTTCGAGTCCTGGAGCATCGCCCCTTCCTCACCCCAGTACGCGATCATCCCGCCGAACACGGAGCCCTGGTTCGACGTCGAGTCGATGATCGGCATCGGGACGCGCGCCGAGTCCATCGGTACGACGGTAGCCAGCGGGCGGACGATGCTCTGCTCCAGCGCAATCTGCATCAGCTGCGCACGCAGGGTTTCCGGGACGAGGAACCCACCGTCGGCCGGCGACACCGACGATGCGGCGTTGCGGAGCAGCGCCACCTTCTCGGCCGCCTCGGCGGTGGTGTTCTTGTGCCAGATGCTGGAGACGTACTCCAGGTTGTTGCGGAAGTGCTTGTCGACCGAAGCGCCGGCAGCGGCCGGGTTGTACGCGGTGGCCTGCTGGTGCGAGGTGAGCATGTTGCCGCTGCGCTTGGCCTGCGGGTCGAGGTTGGGGCGCTCGATCGCGCCCTTCTCCATCCCGTTGTCCTTCAGCATCTGCGCGAAGACCTTCTGGGTCTCCTCGGCCACGAGCCTGTTGAGCTCGGTGCCGTCGCCCTGCTGCGCCTGCCCGTACGCGGTGATGAACTCGGTGAGCGTCTCCTTCGACGCCATCACCTCGGACAGCGTCTTGGGGTCGGCCAGCATCTCGGCGAGCTCGTTGCTGGTGCGCGGGATCGTGGGAGTGGTCACAGCAGTGCCTCCTTCAGGCGGGTGAACTCGTCGTCCGCGCTGGGCGGCGGAGTCATCAGGTGGGCCACGGTGGCGGCCCACGCGGGTTCGTCGGCCGCGGCGGCGGGAGCCACTGCGGAGTCAGGGGTGGTCTCGGCGGCCGGGTCCTCGGCGGACTCCGGCTCGGTGATCGTCTGGTTGTCGACGGTCGGGGTCTCCGGCTCGGCCGGCGCTGTCGCTGCGTGGAGCAGGGCGACCATGTCGGCGGTGAGAACGGACCCGGCGGCGAACGTCAACGTCTCGGGGTCGTGCTCGCCCTGGAGCTCGACACGAGCGGGCGGAGGGCCGGGCACCGGGCGCGCGGGCGGGACAGCACCGTCACAGACGGGCCCCTCACCGACCACCGCGAGGGAGGCCGTCACCAGTCCGCCGGTCGCCGGAGCGGGCGCCTCGTCGCGGCCGGCGTACCGGAACACCGACAGGTCCCAGGAGTTCGTGAGCGCAGGCTCCGGCTCCTCAGTCGCCTTCCGGGACGGCAGCACCTCGTCGGCCAGGCCGGCGGACACAGCTTCCGCAGCGAGGTACCAGGACTCCGCGCGCATCCGCTCCCGCCACTCCTCGCGGGTGCCGCCCGCACGCTCTGCGTAGGCGTCGGCGATGTTGTCGGACTGGGTGTCGAGGAGCGTCGCCATCTCCGTCATGTCCGCCGCGTTGCCGAAGCACATGCCGGACGCGTCGTGGATCATCAGCTGTGACTGGGGGGTCATGACGATTCGGTCCCCGGCCATCGCGATGACGGAAGCGGCCGATGCGGCGATGCCGTCGACCTGGACGGTGACGTTCGCCGGGTGCAGCCGGATGGCGTTGGCGATGGCGATGCCGTCGAACACGGACCCGCCCGGGGAGTTGATGCGGACGCGGAGGTTCGGGGCGGTGACCGCCCGGAGTTCGTCGACGATCTCGCCGGGGGTGTTGCCAAACCAGCCGCCGATCTCGTCATAGATGAGGAGCTCCGCCTCGTCCGCATCGGCGGCGTTGCGGATCTCGTACCAGGCGCGTGGGGCGTGGGGCTGCGCGCGGGCGGTCAGGTGGGCGGGCCGGGTGACGGCCTCGATCAGGGGCATCAGGATTCGTCTCCCTTGGGTGCGCGCCGCTTGACGACCTTGCACCGGCAGTCGTTGCCGTGTTCCGCGCCGACGCAGTGCACGTAGCCCGTGCCGCCGGGGTAGTCCTTGTAGGCCTGCTCACGGTTGCGGTAGAGGTGGCCGTTGTTCTCGGAGCAGGGGGCGCAGGTGTTGTCGTCGTCCTCGGCCACGACGACCCAGCGCATGGCGTTGTCGATGTCCGGGGCGCCGTCGTCAAGGAGCTGCGCGGCCAGGGCCTTGAACGAGTTGGCCGGAGTAACGGCCGGGGCGCCGGCGGCCGGGACGTCGAAGCCCAACATGGGCAGGATCGTCGGGGCCAGCAGGGGCGCCCGGGTCACGAGCTTGATGAGGAGCTCACGGTTCGGGTCTGCGCCGGGCTGGCCGAACGCAATGGCGGGCAGGCCGATCGCGGCGAGGACTTCCGGCCCGTACGCCCCGGCCTCGATGAGGGACTGGGCGGCCGAGGACTTCGCGACGAGCTGCGCCGCTTCGGTCTCCGGGTCGGCCGGCACCGGGCTTTCATAGTCGAACTCCAGCCCCGTGGCGGTCGCGCCGAACAGCGGGAGGAGGTCGAAGTTGAGGGCAGCCTTGATGCGCTCCAGGCGGGGCACCGTCAGCTGGTCGGCGAACCACGCCTTGCTCGCCTCGGCGGTGGCGCGGTTGATGTCGGTGACCTCGCCGAGCGCGAACGCGCTGATGCCGTACGCCTCGCGGAGCACGGCCCGGGACACGGCGCGAAGCTCAACGAACTGCATGTCGCGCTGCGACAGCTTCCGGTCGATCCACTTCCCGTGCTCAAGGATCGCAACCCGGTGCGCGTTCGCGACGCCGCGGTGCTGCTCGTTCCACCGGTCGCGCAACTGGTCGAAGTCCGGGTCGGACAGCGGCGTGGGGACCTCGATGATCCCGCCGGGCTCGGCCGAGTTGAGGAAGAAGTTGCGGTTCCACTCGGCGGAGTAGCGGGTGGCGTCGAGGTCGGCGAGGACCGACTGCACCGGACCCATCCCGCGGTACGGATCCAGCGGGTTCGGCATGCGGAGAAAGACGACCTCATCGAGGCCGAGGGGGACCTGCTCGCCGTCCGGGCTGGTGTAGATGTACCCGGCGAGGAACGCCTTCTGCGACGGGACCGGGGTCATCCGGTCGGGGCGGACCGGCCACAGCTCCAGCGGGATCGTGGACCCCGGGTGCCGGGCGATGACCCACCAGCCCTCGCCGACCAGGTCGACGTGCTGCTGGAACGTCTCGACGAACTCCTGCCGCGGCATGAACGGGTTCGGCTTGTTCCACAGGTCCAGGGCCGCGTGCGAGGTGACCTCAACGCGGTCTTCCTTCAGGCCGGACTTGGCCTTCCGCCACAGCTTCCAGTCGACCATCGCGGTCGCATTGCTGGTGCGGTTGACGATGGAGAACAGGGTGCCGACCGAGCCCATGGCCCGCATCTGCTGCTCCATGCCGGCGGGGCGCATGAAGGGAAGGGCGCGCTCGGCGCCTCGGCTGGTGAAGGGGACGGGGGTCTCGACGGCGGTGCGGCGTGCGAGGGCGGTGAGGGAGCCAAGAAGCGTCTTGCCCATGGCCCCTCCTCGCTGCCCGTCAGTCGCTGTCAACCCACCACTGGAGGACGACGGTGAGGATTCCTCCGGTGATCAGACCAACACCCTGACCGAAGATACTCCAGCTTCCTGCCGAGATTAGCGTAAATCCTGCGGTAGTCATGGCGGTCGGCCGCAACTTCTTCAGCGTGGGGCCGGTGTTGGCCACCGCGGACAGGAGCTTCTTCGGCATCACAGCCACCTCACTCGGGGGCGGCCCGCGGAGTAGTACGCGAGCAGCAGGGCATCGGCGTTGTCCGGGCTGCGCCCGAGCCGCTTACGAATCTCGTCCTTCTTCTCCACCCGGATCCGCCCCTTGGGGTCGGTGTCCCACCGGGGCTCCAGTAGCTGCGCCACCGTGGTGTCGGCGTTGTCCATCATCGCGAGGTCCCAGCCCCCGGATTCGGACAGGCCGCGGCCGAGCGACCACCAGATCTCGGCGCGCAGGTTGATGAACTTGTCCGGCTCGGAGGCGGCGCTGCCGACGTTCACGGCGATGATGTGGGCGGAGTGCTCGCCGCGGGTGGCCGCGTTGCGGAGCTCGCCGATCACGCCGAACCCGATGCCGATGCTGTCGACCTTCACTGCGGTGGCCCCGGTCTCCTTGATCGCGCGCAGGATCAACGGGGCGATCACCTCCGGCCGGTCGGTGTGCGCGGACCACTCGCGTCCCGCGCGCCGGCCGCGCCGCTCCCGGATGACGGTCTCGTCCCCGCCACCACCGACGTCGACACCGAGCTCAACGGGTTCCAGCTCCTCCGTCTTCGGGCGCCGGTCCGTGGCGGCCCGGCAGCTCGCGACGTCGGACTGCCGCACCACCTGGTTCGCCGCGTCCGTGCTGAACTCGCCGAGGACCTTGGCCCGGTAGATCGGGTTGTCGACGCCCCACTCGGTGGCCTTCTCCTCCACCCACTCCCGCGACACCAGGGCCGCGGCCATCTCCTCCGGGACGTCCTCGCCCGTGAGGTTGGGGGAGTCGAACGCGCTGATGCTCATCTGGTGCCAGCCGGACCCCGGGGTGCAGACCTTCCGGAAGTGGGAGGCCGGGTTGTCGGGGTTGCCGATCGCGAGGATCCGGCAGTCCGGGCCGGTCGCCAGTGCGTCGGCCGCGACCCATAGCTGCTCCGGAATGCCGCACGCCTCGTCGAGGATCACGAGGACGTACCGGGCGTGGATGCCCTGGAACCCGTCCTCGTCGGTGTCCGCGGGTTTCCGCCCGTACCCGACGAGTTCGTCGTCGATGAGCCACTCGGTCTGGTTCACGCGGCCGGCGAGGTTGCCGGTGCGGTGGTGCTTGCGGATGTACCGCCACAGGATCGCGCGCACCTGGGAGAAGGTGGGGGCGGTGCTGACGACGAAGGCCTCGCCGGGCGGGTGGGTGTCGAGCCACCAACACGCAACAAGGGCGGCCGTCCAGGACTTGCCGACGCCGTGCCCGGACCGAACCGCGGTCCGCCGGTGGTCACGGACCGCGTGCAGGATCTCGCGCTGCTTCGACCACACCGTCTGCCGGAGGCGCTCCTGCACCCACCGGACCGGGGCGGTGCCGTACTCGCGGGTGCGGCGGGCGAGGGCACGCTTGTCGATGTGGGCCTTGAGCTGGTCGCGGACGACCTTGAGCTGCCGGGTGTCACCGGCGCGCACCAGTTGGTCGATCTGGTGGCGCAGGTGCTCCAGGTCAGGTGCTGGGGCTGTCATCGCCGTCGACCCGGTCGAAGAGGGCGGAGATTTCCGCGCCGAGCTGCTGTGCGTCCACGCTCACCCGGGAGGGGGCGTCGGTGCCGAAGAGCTTCCGGTACGACTCGCGTACGGCCCGGAGTTCGCGGACCGCGGCGAGCTTCGGTCCGTCGTCAAGGAGCGGTACGCCCTGGTCGTCCTTCACGATCTTGCCGTGGGACACCATCACGTGATCGCGCTCCAGTACCTCCAGGGCGGCCACGTACAGCTCGTCGAGCTGCTCCGCCTCCCGCTGAATCAGCTTGGCCACCGGCTCCCGGGCCACGTCCGCCTTGGCCCGCTGCACGCCGCGGAACGCCTCACCCTTGCCGGAGTAGCCGAGCTCGTCGGCGATCTGCTGAAACGTCCGGCCTTCGGCCCGCAGCTCCGCGGCAGCGGCGTCGCGCTCCACGGTGTGGATGGACCGGTCGAAACGGCCCTTGCCGTTGCGGAGCCGCTCCATGGGGTTGTCGTCCTGCGCCATTGGTGCCTCCCTCCGTGCTCAGGGTAGGCCAATGGCCCACTCCATGGGTGCGGCTGGAGCCGTGTGGAGTGGGCCATTGCGCAGGTGGAGGCAGGGTCTGGTCAGCACTTCTCGTCGAGAAAGTACGCGGCCATGTCCGCCTCGTCGCCCGAAGGTTCGGCTGCGGCGTCCGCCAGCTCCTGCCCGACGATGTCGGTCCCGTCGGTGATGAGGCGGTCGCACACAACCTCCTGCTGCTCGGTGGGTGTCGCGTCCCACGCCTGGTCCCACGCGATCTCATTGGAGGCGTCGTTGATGATGTCGTCCTTGTGGCCGGCGATAACGGAGCTGGCGAGCTCGATGTACTGGTCGTGCGGAAGGTGCGCGCACTCCGGGTGGGCGGAGACGTCACTGGGGGCGTCGGCCTCGTAGCTGCGCTCAAGCAGCGCCCGGCAGTCCGCGGCGGTGTACTCGGGAGTCGAGGCGGCCGGGCTGGGTGCGGCCTTCGGCTTGGCGTCGTCGCTGCTGCTGGTGCAACCGGTGAGCGCGAGAAGTATGCCGGCCGTCATGGCGGCGGTGGTGCGGTTCATGGTCCCCCCAAGGGCTGGTGCTTGTAGGGGACATCATGGGGGACGGGGTGGCTGTGGGGTGAAGGAATGGTGAAGCCCTGGAGCGGCAGCCAGCCCCGCCGGGCGCAGTCCGGCGGGGCCAGTGAAGCAACCACCTGGGTAGGTGAATGCTGGTGTGATGAGTCTATGGGCGGCGACTTGCTGCCGGTTCTGCTTCGCCGTCGTTGCCCCGGGTGCTCACGCCGCGCCGATGGTGACCGTGTAGTCGTCGCCGGGGAACCCCCAGCTCTCGATCTCCTGGCCCTCGATCTCTCCGAGGACGACGAACTCAAGGAACAGCCACTCCAGGTCGTCAGCCGTGAGGTTCTCGTCCCACTCCTCCTCGATGGGGCGCCAGTCCGCTCCGCTCTGCGTGCCGATGATGAAGCGGTCCCGGCCGTTCCTGCCGCGCACTGCGAGGCGCTCGGTCTGTACGAGGCCGGCGATTTCGTACGTGCTGGTCTTGGCCTGCTGGGGGAAGGCAGCGGGGTCTGGGGTCATGGCCTTGAGGCAGGCCATGAGTGCTTCGCCGAGGCTGGCGGCGCTGCTGGTGATGGACTCCATGCGTGGGTAACGCGCTTCCCGAATGGTGGTCACGGGCGCCATTCGTCCCGGTAGTCGGGAGCCACTCAGCTGAAGATGCCCGCGCTCTCCAGCCAGCTGATCAGAAGTGCGACCCCGACCAGAATCAGGCCGCAGCCCTTTACTGGGCCAAGTCCTGCTACCTGGGCGACCTTTCCCAGGATTAGGGCGGCCACGATGATCACAACTAAGAACGCGATACCTGCCATGTGTGCTCCCCCGTCGCTTCCTTTCGAGAAGGTTCTCAGGACAACACGGCGTAGGCAATGAGGCCACACGCGGGGCCCCGGTCGTCGTGGTGACGGCCGGGGCCTCGGGTACAGCTACAGCTCGGCCTACTTCGACTCGGCATCCTTCTCGGTCTTGCGGGCAGCCTGGGACTGCTCGTTGCGGCGGGCGAGGTCGCCGATGCTGATCTGCTTCTCCAGTGCCATGATCGTGGTCCTGTCTCTGTGATCGGGGATGGGGGCCGGGGCCGGCCGGTCGCCTGGCAGTGATGCGGCCGGCCTCGGGGTCAGGTGGTGGCGCTCTTGCGGATGGAGCGGGCTACTCCCTCGAAGGCGTCGAGCGCCCGGGGGTCGAAGCGCCCGTAGCGGGCTTGGACGTCCTTGCCGAGCTGGGCGTAGAGCAGGGCCGCCTCGCGGTACCTGCCGTGCTCCTCGGTGGTCGCGGCTTCCGCCATGCGGCGTTCGACATCGGTGCTGTCCATGAGTCAGCGCTCCTCGCCGTCGGCGAGGCCCTCCCACGGCTCGTCGTCGCCGGGCTGCGCGGGCTCGGCCTCGGCCTCGGCGGCCCACCGCTCCTCGTCCTGTGCGTCCAGCAGGGCCTCGGCGGCCTGGTCGTACTTGTGCATCTCCTCGGCGCTCATCACGTCGGCGTTGGTCATCTCGTCGTAGCCGCTCATGTGGTCCTCCTTGGTGGGTGGATGCCGGGCTGTCCGGTTCCCCTCACCGCCCGCGCGGGGCGGGCGGATCGGGCAGCCGTCAGGCGGTGCGAACCCCTTCTCGGGGCTGGTGGATTCGGTGTCAGGGCGAGGCGTCAGGGCAGCCGTCAGGGGGCGTAAGGCCAGCGATAGACCCGCAGGTCACAGCAGCGATAGGCCGGTCTATCGGACCCCTTGAGCCCTCTCCTTGGAGAGGAGCAGGGGAGCGGCTGCGAGCCTGTTCTGGCGGCCCCCGGGGATGAGCCGGAGGACGGCCGACACGGGGGCCTCGGTGGAGGTGCTGGCGGGCACCCCGACGGGGATCTCTTCGACCGGCTGAGTAGGGGCTGCGGAGGCTCCCCCGACAGGGGTCTCGGAGCGGGCCTGGACCAGTGCCGTGGGGGTCATCCCCAGGGCCTCGGTGACCGCCGAGAGTTTGAACCCAACGCGGGTGACCGGTTTGCCTCCGATCCGGTAGCCGACCTGGTCGGCGACGGGGAGTCCTGCCGCCTCCACCCACGCCCGCATCGCGGGCAGTTCGGTGTCGGCAGGGATGAGACCAACCTGGACCGCGGAGTCGAGGACGGTGTCGAGGTGCAGTCCGGCGCGGCTGGCTGACTCTGCGGCGGCCAGTGCATGGACCACGTGCCACAACAGCGCGGTGCCTCGGTCGGCCTTGGTGCCGGCGTCTTCCTGGACGTCCTCGGGGACCTCCTCGGGGACGTGCTCGGCGGCGTCCTGAGCGGTGCGGATGGCTGCCCAGCACCACACGGGGACCAGGGCGAAGAGGAGTTCGGGGGTGGCGCGGATGATGCGCCACAGCCCGTATGCCCCAGCGGCGACGAGGAGTGCACGGACGATACAGCCGAGGACGGCGGCGAGGCCGGTGAGGTCCTCGCGCCGGCCACGCCGAATCCACGCTGCGAGTCGTCGGGCCTGGCGGCGAGTGAGGAGGCGAGCCCCGTCGACGAGGCGGCGTGCCAGGTTCTGGAGACGGGTGGTCACAGGATTCCGGCCCCCTCGATCGCGGTGCGCAGCTGATCGCCGAGCGCGTTGAGGGTGCCAGGCAGCCAGTTCAGGAGACTGGCGACACCGGCGGTGACGCAGAGGGTTGCGCCGACGAACGCCCCGCCGGTGAGGCGCTTCTTCTCCTGCTTCCCTGCGGTTTTCCACGCGATGACGACACCGACGGTGAGGAGGAAGACGATCACTGCCCCCTCGGGGGTGAGGGTGCCGAGGCTGCCCCGGGTGAGAGCGCCGCCGCTCGTCGAGCCGGTCACGGCCTGGACGCCCCGCTCACCACCGGAGTTCGCGGCCCCGGCGGAGCATCCGGCGAGCCAGCCGAGGATGCCGCCGGTGCAGACGGTGGAGACGGCGCCGAGGAGGAACCCCTGGCCGAAGGGGATGAGCTGCTTGAACTCTCGGCTGCCTTTCCACCAGGGGCGGAAGTTCGCCCAGAGGACAGCGAGGCTGATGGCCAGGCCGGTGAGGGTGAGGCCGGTGGCGGCGTTCATCGGGTGACTCCAGTGAGCAGGGTGACGATGTCGAAGAGGTCGGTGGCACCGATCAGGCCGAAGGTGCCGATGACTCCGAGCCAGAGGCGCCGGAGCGTCGGGCCGTGCTTGACGGCTCGCAGGATGGCCCAGGCGACGGGGACGGCGGCGAGGGCGTAGCCCTGCTGGGCTCCCCACTCGGCGCGGGCCTGGCCGGTGGAGTACGCCCAGATGCTCGCGGCGCTGTGTCCGACACCGGGGACGGGGACGACGGCCAGGAGCAGCGCGCCGCAGACCTGCCAGGGTCGGCCGATGGTGCGCAGCCACGTCCACAGCCTTTCCCGGCGGGTCGGCTCGGGCGGCTCCTCGTAGGGGAGGACGACGTGGACGTGGACCTGCGGCGCCGGTACGGGCGGCGGAGCAGGTACCGGCGCGGGCGGCGGGGCTGCCGGTGGCGGTGGTGGTGTTGGCGGTTTCCACCACGGCGGCACCTCGCCCGGAAGCGGGCCGCGGTCGGGGAGCGGAGCGCCGGCCGGAATGATCCGGGTCGGGGTAATCGGTCTTTCGGGCACGGGAGTTCCTCAGCGGGTGATGGCCAGCCCGAGGGCGGCGAGAGTAACGATGAGGGCGGCGGTGCCGGTGATGCGGGGGACTTCGCGGAGCGCGACGGTGCATAACCCGGCAAAGCCGAAGCAGGTGGCGGCGAGGAAGTAGAGGGCGAGCATCAGCTGCTCCCGAGGGCGTCGCGGATGCGTTGGGCGCGCGCCTGGCCAATGCCGTATGCGGCCTTGAGCGTGCGCACTCCGGGTACGTCGGTGCCGTACTCGGCGCGCGCCTGCTCGATGAGCGGGTCGGGGTCGGGTACGTCTCGGTCGCCGTCGGGTACGTCCTCGTCGGGTACGCCGTCCAAATCGGGTACGGGTACCTCGTCCGGTCCGGGTACAGGGTGCTCGGGTACGGCCGGGGGGTCGGGTACCGCGGCGTGCTCGGGCTCGGCCTGCTCGTCCTCCAAGGGAATGCGGACGTCGATGCGAGGGGCGCGGGAGTCGGCGGCGAAGGCGGGTACCCGGTGGCGTACCTCGGGGTGTACCTCCGGCGCCGATACGAGGTCCAGCACCAGGCCAAGGGCGGGTGCCTCGACGGGTACCCGCGCGGGTACCTCCGGCGCCGAAGCGAGCGCGCGCCGGGTCTGCGCGGGTACCTCCGGCGTCGCGTTGCCCGCCCGGATGGCCACGCGTACCTGCGTCTCGGAGACGGGTACCCCGTACCCGACGCACAGCGAGGCGAGCTCGGCCGGCGTCGCGTCAGGGTGTGCGGAACGCACCTGGTGCACGGCGGCGAGCGGGTCCATCCGGCGGAGCTGCGCCCCGGTGACCCCGAGCGGGGTACGTGGGTACCCGGCCTCGGGTACGGGAGTACCCGTCCACGGCGACGCCAGTTCGAGGGTGGAGAGCTGGCCGGAGGTACGGCGGGCGGCGAGGAGCTGGAGCAGCTGGTGGCGCTGCTGCCCGTTCGTGCCGGCGCCGGAGCGGGCGACCGCGGCGGCCAGGCGTCGACGACGGCTCGAAGCGAGGCGCCCCTTCGGTCGGAGCTCAAGGAGCGCGGCCAGGCGTACGGCGCGCGCGGTCGCCCGGTCGCGGGAGATCTGCTCCGCGGTACGGTCCCGCGTCGCGAGGCCGAGCCGGGACAGCAGGCGCTCCCGGAGCTCCCGGCCGATCATGGCGGGCAGGCCGGTCGACAGGGCGTCGGGGCGGACGACGCGGATCTCCAGACCCATGGCCAGGTGCCAGAGCAGCCCAGCGAGGACAGGGCCGATGATCGCGCGGACGGTGCCGCCGACCATGCCGGAGGTGGCGTAGCAGGGGATGACCTGGACGCTGGTGATGACCCAGACGAGGACACCGGGCACGCCCGCGGTTCCGGCCGCTGTCTTCGTGGCGGTGGCCGCTTTGTTCGCGCGGGCCATGACGGCGCAGGCGAGGAGGGCGAGCTCCCCGGCCGCGAACATCACGGCGCGTTCGGTGCTGTCGGCCATGCCGAGGCGCTCCCCGGCGAACCGCCATGAGGTGTCACCGGAGTACGCGGTGCACACGAGAGCCCCAGCCGCAGCGACGAGGACGGGCACCGGGGGCCACGTCCAGGCGCGGACGGTACGGATGGTGACCCATGCTGCGCCGAGCATGGTGAGGAGCACGGCCGTGGTGATGCCAGCGGCCGGCCATGGGTGGTCGACCGCCCAGGTGGTGAACTGGGTTGTGGTCACGCTGCTCCTCCAGGAGCGGAAGGCGGCCGGGCCTGCACGGGGCGGGCCCGGCCGAGTGGGTGTTCAGCTGCGCCGGGCGCGAGCGGCCTGCGCGGCGCGGGCCATGGCGGCGCGCCCATCGGATCCGGCCTGGTAGTCGCGGCGGCAGGCCTCGACCGTGGCGCGCTCGGAGATGACGCTGTTCGGCTTCCGGTCAGGCGCCTGGGGCTGCGCCTTCTTGCGGGCCATCAGACGGTCCTCGCTGCGTCGCGGAGGAGGAGCGCCCACTCGCCGCGGGTCCGGGCCTGCTCCCACATGGCGGGGGCCAGTGCTCCCATGGCGCGGCGGCCGGCGTTCTGCGCAATGTGCTGCGGGTAGCCGGTGAGGGTTCGGGCGTCGGCGAGGGCGAGGGCGCGGCCCCATCCGGCGACGGTGAGCTCGTCGGCCGGCTTGTGCTTGGCGAGGTGGTCGGCGGCGGCGGTGAGCAGCTGCGCGGCGAGGCTCGGCAGGGCGAGGATGCGGTGCAGAAGCTGATCGGTGGTGGTGTGGTCTGCCGGTAAGGCGAAGGCGCGGATACGATCGGTCACGGTCATCCCCTGGTGAAGTCAGGTGGGTGGCTGGCCCCGGCCATGTGGCGTTCCAGCGCCGGCCGGGGCCGTTGTTGTTTCCGAGTACGACCGTAGCGACTTCCTTGCCATATGGCAATGAGGTCAGGGAGGATGAGCGCCATGGCCGACGAAGAGGGAGGGCCAGACATGGTGTCGTTCAGAGAGCTCGTCCGGCGGCTGGTTGCTGACGGGGTTGTGGAGCGGATGACGCACCAGCGCGTCTCGCAGCTGTCGCGGGATGACCCGGACTTCCCAGCGGTCGTGCAGATCGGACGATCGAAGGCTGTGGACTATCGGGCGGCGCGCCCGTACTTCGCGGGCCGGAAGTCGAGGCAGGGGCAGCGCACGGACCTGCGTCCGCCGGCCCCGGAGTAGCGCGCGCGACCGAGCCCCCGGCGGTGATCGTCGGGGGCTTCGTGCTGCCTGGGGCGCGCCGCCGTAGACTCGAACATGTGTCCGAAGAACTTCCGCGCCTCGACCTGCTCCGCTTCCTGGAACGCGTCCAGCTCCAGCAGCTCGCCCAGACCCGCCACTGGATCCACCAGGAGGAGCAGCGCCAGGCCGAGCGCGCCGCCCGCCACCCCCTGCCCGAACCGCCGGCATGGATCGTCGAGCAGGGCATCGGCGTCGGCCGCCGCGTCGTCGCCGTCCACCAGGGCTGGTGCCGGATGAGCGGCAAGCGCACCTCGCCCATCACCCGCGACGAGGCGCTGCGCCTCCTCGCCGAGGACCCGGAGCGGGCGTGTCAGCAGTGCCGGCCGGACACGGACCTCGGGGTGCTGTGACCGCGGGCCCGGTGCACGCTGGTGGGATGGAGCATCCGCCGATCGTCGTGCACCAGCTGTCGCCCACGGGTGGCCGCCGGGTCACGGTGCGCGGCCGGATCCTGGGGCTGGCGTACTCGGATCAGGACTTGATCGTCTTCCTGTCGGACGCCGGGCTGCTGGACCCGGATCTGCTGCTCGATGATCCGGCGTGGGTGGAGTGGCGGGGAGGCCGCGCCCACGAGTGGAACTCGCCGTAATCACAGGGTTCTGAGCGCTTGGCTTGCCTGCTCGATAAACCGGCTTCGGGCTACACCTGCCGCAACCTTTGCGTGCTCCAACCTCTCTTCCGTAACCGGCTCCGACCGAATCGCCCCCAGCCCGCTGTCCAGCGACGCATCGACGAAATTCAGCACCCTCTCGCACAGCGCTATGCCGAGCGCCCCTGTCTCATCGTCTGCGAGAAGCGCAACGCGCTGGCCTACTGCCCGGAGGGCCCTGGACTGAGCGCGGACATCTTCCACGAGGATGACTGTTTCCTCCCGCAGTGCGGACGCGCGCCGCTCCGGGGTGAGCTCTCCGCGCACTGCCTTCATAGCGTCCACGCAAGAGTGGGTCGTGCGGTCAGTGGCAACCAGGAGTTCCTCGTAGGCACGCTGTTGGTGGTCACGAAGCCACTGGTGATGAGCCTGCGAGCCCTGCATCTTGGCCTGCCGCAGCAGGCCGATGCTGGTCCCGAAGGCGGCAAGGGCTGCTCCCCCTGCGCCGGCTGCTCCTGCGATTACTGCGGCAAGTCCTGCGTCCATGGGGTCGAGTGTCCAGCAGAGGTCTGACAATCGGGGCGGAATGCGGATCTTCGTGAACGGCACTGTCACAGCCGGTCGGTAGCCTCACGGCATGGACTGGGGAGACGCGGCCGGATGGGCTGCATTCGCAATATCGGGTGGGGCCCTGTTCGTGAGCGGCCTGGCGCAGAAGGACAGCAGACGTTCGGCGGTCGCGGCCGAGGAATCAGTGAGGGAGGCCCGGCTCTCTCGGGAGGCGGCGCAGCGTACGGCGGCCGTGGCTGAGCAGACGCTGCTCGATCAGCGACGGGAAGCAGCGGAGCGTCGAGCGGCCGAGGAAGAGGCGAGCCGGCCGCGTGTCGAGCTACGCGTCGAGTACCGAGGGAAACACAACTTCCTTCTGATCAACCAGGGCGCAGCAAAGGCCGAACACATCCGTCCGGTGGAGGACTACCCGGCGATGGATCCGTGGCCGAGGGACCTGGCCTTGGCGGAGAACGAAGTTCATCGTTTCGGGATGATCGGCGGGGGCGGGCATCGGGTCCCGGCCGCAATCAGGGTGGTGTGGGATGGGCAGGAGGCGCCAATTGTCCTGCGCGTTCCGCCCAATGGTGCGTGAAATAGGGAGCGCCCGACACCCACTGGGTGCCGGGCGCTGGCGTGCAGCTACTTCTTCAAGGCACCCTCGGTGGTCCTCATCTCGCCGAGGGTCCACCCGCTGACCTCGGTCAGCGGAACGCGGAACGCCGCGCCAGACTGCGGCAGCATTCCCGTTCCCCCGAGATGTTCCCCCGACCATGATCAACAAGCGTTCCCGGGGAACGTTCCCCGGAACACGTCAAGGGACGGTAAAGCCCCAGGTCAAACGTTCCCCGGTAACACCGAGGGAACGCCAGGAACGCCCCCCGTTCCCCACGTCCCCCCCTCGGAGAGGGGGGACGGGGAGGGAACACCCGGAACAGAGACCCCCCAGACCCCCCTCCGCACCATCTGCGGAACCCCCCTCCAGCCTCTGAGAGCCGAACGCGGATACGACACCCACCTCGGCTGCGACCCCACCACCGGCAGCCACCCCGACACCCCCCGCCACCCTGCCGCATAACCCAACACACCACCCCAACCGGCCCCCACAACAACCACCAGGAGCAGCCATGGCCGATCAGCCCTACACCCCCGCCGACCTCATCGCCGAAGCCGCCCGCCAGCACGCCACCCTCGCCGAGGACCCCGACTTCATGGGCGTCGGCGAGGCAATGGAGGACCAGCCGTGCCCTGCCACGGACGAAGCTGGCCCCGGCCTGCACACGTGGGGCGACCTGGCCAACGACGAGTACACCGAGGCACAGAACAAGATCCATGACCTGATCACCGGCGCCGCTGACGTGTCCGCGTGGGCCGTGCAGCTCGGCGCCGACAACCTCCAGCCCGAAGACCACACCCTGACCGTCGACGGCGACGGCCAGCCCCTGGTCCGCCTGCACGTGGCGTTCGCCCCCGCCCTCGACAACGGGGCGCGCCAGGCGTTCATGCTCGGCCTCGGCCAGACCCTCGCCGACGGCATGTGACCCGGTGCCGATCCGTCCGGAGAACCGGCACCGGTACCCGAAGGACTGGCCGGCCATCAGCCTCCGCATCCGCTTCGAGCGCGCGGCCGGGCGCTGCGAGTGCCTCGGCGAATGCGGGCGCGGCACCCACGAAGGGCGCTGCCCGAACCTGAACGGCGGTGCCGCGTACGGCACCGGGTCTCGGGTGGTGCTCACCGTCGCCCACTTGGACCACACCCCGGAGAACTGCGCGGAGACCAATCTCCGCGCCATGTGCCAGGGCTGCCACCTCCACTACGACCGCGACCACCACCGGGAGACCGCGGCCGCCACCCGGCGCGCAGCACGCGAAGCCGCCGGCCAACTCACCTTCCCAGGAGGAACCCAGTGACCACCCGACCCGCCAGCTTCACCGAGGCCATGGCCGACCCGATCCGCCGCGCCCTGTTCGTCGCCGACCTGGAGACCGATCTCACCGGCGGTTGCGGTCTCTGCGACACCGAGGCCATCGAGATGTGCGCGGCCTGCGGCCAGTGCCGGTGTGACACGCACGAGGACTGCATCCGCCTCACCCCGTGAACGCAGGACGGCCGGCCCCGCGGGTATCGGGGCCGGCCACCGCCCAGCATCCCACCCCCGCACACCACCCCCAGGAGGGGACCATGACCACCGAGACACCCGCCGACCAGCTCCGGGCCGCGCTTATCACTGCGCTGGACACCGCCCACCACACCCACCCGTGCCCCGCGACCGGGAGCACGTACTGGACGGGCTGCTACCACCCCGACGGCACCGGCCCCTCGTGCCACTCCGAACGCCGCGCCGACGCCGTCCTGGCCGCCCTTCCCGCCCCCGCCCTCGCGGTGGCCCGGCAGGTCCTCGGCACCACCACCGGGCAGCCGGAGGGCGAGGCGGCGGGCCCGGTGAACTCAGGACCCGGCTGGTACGAGGTGATCCACCCCCGCAACGCGACCACGTGCATTGCCTACGTGCAGGAGGACGGCGACCTCTACCTCCCCGAAGGGGACCTGACCCCGGAGGAGTTCGCATTCGCTGCCGCCCGGGGTCGTGCCCATCGCCTGGTCCGGGCCGACGAGGCGCAGCAGCCCACCCCCGCCGTGGTCAAGGAGCATCCGGAGGCCGAGGAACTCGTGTCGATCACCCGCAGCCGCCTTGCCCAGCTGGAGAAGGACTCCGACAAGCTCGGCGCCCTAGAGGCATACGGCGTCGACAACTGGGAGGGCTACGACGACGCCACGGCCGCCCTACGCGAGGCCACCCCGTGAACGGCCCCGACCTCACGCTGCTCCTGCTGCTCCTCGGCGCGCTCCTCATCCTCACCGCCCTCCTCTTCAGCGCCGAGCGCCACCACCGCCGCCACGCCGCACGGATCGCCCACCAACACGCCCTCGCCAGCACGGAGCAGCAAAACACCGCAGCACTCGCCGCCGGCGCCATCTGCGACGGCTGGACCGGACCCACCCGAGAGGACCCGAGCCGATGACCGACCTCGTGACCGACGAAGCCCGGCTCTTCCACCTCGCCGACCGCGTCCGCCGCGGCGTCATCCTCCCCGCCGAAGGCGAGCAGCTCGCCGACGTCGTGCAAGCGATGACCCGCCGCGTCACCGAACTCACCGCCGAGCGCGACCAGTACGCCGCCGCGATCAAGCAACTCATCCTCCAGGTCAAGTGGACCGCTCACATCTGGGCCACGACGCTGCCCGACACGATCCCCACCGCCGACGTCACCCGGGCCCTGTCCTTCCTCTGCTCCCCCGTTCCGCTCCCTGACGACCTGCGTGACGACCTGTGGCAGCAGATCTCCGCCGCGTACTACGTGCGGTTCGAGAACGACGGGCACCCCGAAGACGCCACGGCCGCTGCCGACGTCGCCATGTCCGTGGTCCGGCCCGAGCTGGAGCAGCTGGAGCAGCTGGAGCAGCGCATCACCGAGCTGGTGGCCGGCCAGTGCGTCCACTCTCGCCACGCCTGCGAGCAGCACCACCGGCTGCCCGTCGACGGCTGCCCCTACCCGCGGTGCATCGCAGCCCGGCGCTGCGCCGGCACCAAGACCACGGAGGCCTGACCCATGCACCCCAACGACCGTGCCCGCACCGTCTGGCTCCACGGCAAACCGTACTGGTGGACCACCGAGGAGCAGCGCCTCGTCCTCCGGCCGGCTGACTGGCTCCTCACCGTCCCGGCCGAACCGCCACCGGCCCCGGTGCTCGCCGACCTCGTCCAGTGGCTGGCCATCCGGCAGTAACCCGGCCGATTGTCAGACCTTCATGTCACCCTGGCCCAAGTCCGCTTGACCCACCACGAAAGGCACCACAGCAATGGCCAAGAAGACCGACAACCTGCTGTCCCGCATGGTGACCCGCGTGGACGAGACCGGCACCTTCCTCCCACTCACCATCATCGTGAACGGCCTCATGATCACTGGTCACATTGCGCCCCGCGAAGCCTGGCTCAAGCACAACGCTCAGCAGCTTGAAGGGCAGGACAAGACCAGCGCCTTCATTGCCGACTTCGAGCACGAAGGCGCCGGCAGCGTGGAGGAGCAGCACCTCCACATGAGCGGAGCCAAGGTGACGTTGGGGGTGTCCGCTTTGGCCCGGTTCTGACGGGCCTTGACGATGCGGGAAACCTTGTCGCTGCCGGCCGGGATCTCCAGCTCCATGAGGGCCGCCTTGACGACCCGGTTACCAGCGGCCAGGGCCACTCCGTGGGCGTCGAGGCGCCGCATGATGTCCTCGTCCGAGCCCGGGGCGTACTGCCCGGTGTGCTCGTACGTCATGAGGACATGGCGGGTCCCGCCGTGCGCCCAGTTGTCGCCGTCACGGCGGGCCTGGCGGACGATGGAGAACTCGTCGGGGCCGATCCCGGTACGGGTGTGGGTGCGCTTCAGGGAGAGGCTGCCGCCGCCCTGTGCGGACAGCTCCCACACGTGGTCGACGTCCTGGGTCTTCGCCGAGGAGCCGCGGCCTCCGCGTTCCTTCTCCTTTCCGAAGTGGTCGAGGCGGATTGAGCTGATGCGGTCGCGCTTCAGGGGCAGCAGGGTGTGGCGGTAGAGGCTGAGCCAGGTGTCGGCGTCGTTCTCGGCGCCGCTGATGAACCGGGACACGGTGTCGATGACGACGAGTTCGGCACCGGTGGCCTTGACGAGGGCGGTGAGGTCCGCGCCGCCACCGGCCGTGTCGAGAGGCCGGACCGGGGGGAACGAGGCGTACCGGAGCTCGCCCATGTTGCGGGGCCCGGCACCGAACGACAGGAACCGTTCCTGGACCTGCTCCTGCCCGTTCTCCGCGTCGAGGTACAGGATGCGGACCGGGGCCTGCGGGGCGTCGTCGAGGAAGCTCTGCCCGGTGGCCATGCGCCACATCCACTCCTGGCAGAACAACGACTTGCCGGCCTTGCCGTCGCCAAGGAGTGAGATCTGCTGTCCCGGGCCCATGAGCTTGCCGGGGAGCAGCTGGATCTCGCCGAAGTCGGTAGCGAAAAAGTCGTCCCAGTTGAGGAGGGCGGCGACGAGGTGGGCGGGCCCGCGGCCCGTGGTCTCGCGGAGCTGCTCCCCCTGGTGGAAGGAGTGGAGGAGCGCATCGAGGTCGTCGGCGCTTCGGCCGTTGCGTACGGCCTGCTTGAGCTCGTTGGCGTGCTGGTCGTAGCGGCGCTGCCGGGCGGACTCATAGATCCGGTCGGTGAACTCAGGCAGCAGGAGCGGGGGAAGGTAGTCGGTACCGAGCTTGATGATCAGGTTGCCGTGGTCAACCTCGCGGAGGCGGCCTTGCTTCTCGATCTCGGCGCGGACGAGAACGGGGTGGGGGTGTGTGCCTGCGGCGACGAGCCCGGCGACGGTGTCCCAGATCAGGCGGCGGGACGGCTGGTAGATGTCGTCCCGGTTCACGGTGGCGGAGACGTCGTTGTACGCGTCTGCGCTGTGCATGATCGCGCCGATGACCAGGTCCTCAGCCTCGTCGTCGTGGGGGGTGGTGAGGTTGAGGCCGTCGTGGTCCGCCTGGTCGCGCGGGTTCATGTGGCGGACAACATCCACGGTGGCTGCTCCTTGTGGTTCAGAAGAGGGTGGTCGGCTCGGCCGGCGGGCACTGGTGCTCGGTGACGTGGGGATGGGGGCAGTCGGCGGGGTGTGGGGTGTGGATCCAGGTGAGCCGCGGTGGGGTGCGGTCGCTGGTCTTGAGGCACCAGATGAGCCGGTTGGGGGTGCGGGCTGCGGCCTGCTCGGCGACGGTGAGCGGGGTGCCGTCGGTGCTGACCTTCAGGGCGAGGGTGTTGCCGACCCACTGGGTGATGAGGGGGGCGGAGCAGGAGGAGCAGCGGGAGTCTGCGCTGCCCCTCCTGCTCGCGCGCTGGGTCATCAGAGGGCCGGGGTGCCGTTCATGACGGGCTGCTCGATGTCGCCGTCGATCCGGTTGACGACGTCGGCGAAGGCCGTGCGGCGGACCTCGTCGGGGCGCTCCAGCTTGTAGCCGAGCTGGAGCCCGTTCTGGCCGATGCGGTACCGCAGGCGGGCGGTGAGCCGGTAGCCCTCGGATCCTTCGAAGGGGACCAGGCCGATCGTGAACGTCTCCGGGACGGCGAGCTGTCCCTTCTGCCCGGCTTTCGTGGTGCCGGTCTCGACGTACTGGAACTGGCGCTGTCCGGAGGCGAGTCGGTTGGCGGACTGGAACTCGACCTTGCTGGTGGCCTGGAAGCTCTGGGCGATCTCCAGCATGTCGGCGGCCGTCGGTTCGAGGAGCTCGGGCAGGTGGTCCTCGATGAACTCGGCGAACGTCTCCTGGTCCATGAGCTTGCCGTCCCGGGCGGCCCACTGCTTCCACGTCTCGGTTTCGCGGAGGGACAGCTTGAGGATGTGGCCGCCCCAGCGCGGGGCGTTGGCCTGGTGGGCGTCGAGGACGGCGGTGATGGTGAGCCGGTCGGCGTCGGCGTAGACCTCGGTGTGCTCGTCGGCGTGCTTGGTGAAGTACGAGGAGAAGCTGGCGGCGTCGCGGACGGTGGTGGTGCCGGTCTTGCGGTCGGGTGCGGTGGCCGGGCCGGTGAGGTCGACCTTGTGGACGCCGGTCGGGGTGTGGAAGGCGTAGACCTTGCCCTGTTCCAGCTCGGCCGGCGGGGCGGAGCGGAGCGCGGTGTCGACGATGGTCTGGGCTTCGCCGTTGGTGGAGGAGAGCTCGGTGTAGGTCATGTTCAGGCGTCCTTGAAGGTCTGGGTGGTGGGTGCGGTGCGGAAGTCCATGGCCATCTGGCGGGGGTCCTCGCGGACGGGCAGGCCGTCGTCGTCGAGGAAGTACAGGGACTTGACCGCGGTGGGCTTCGGGGCCTTGACCGCGGACTCGACACCGATCGGGAGCGGCGCGGACTCGACGCCGTTGGCGGGGGGTTCGACGACGATGGTGATCGTCATCTGGCCCTTCTTGCCGTGGGCGCGGACGGCCTCCAGCAGGGTGTGGAACTCGGTGGACAGCTCCTCTTCGGTGCGGCCGTTGAGGTGGCTGGCGAGGAACGCGGCGACGGGCGCGGTCTCGGTGATCTCGCCGGTCTCGGGGTTGGTGCGCTCGGTCATGCGGCGTGTGCTCCTTGGGTGTGGTGCTGGTGGGTGATGCGGATGGTCTGGTTGAAGGCGGTGACGGCGGCCGCCCCGACTACGGGGCCTTCGGTGGTCTGGCAGAGCAGGCACTCGTACTTGGCTTTGGGGTGCTCGGCCCAGGTGCCGTTCTTGAGCTGGCGGCCGAAGGTCGTGGTGAGGACGCCGTCGATCTGCCGGCCGCCGGGCAGCGGGTAGCCGCTCACGCCGCGACCTGCTCGGGCGCCGGGGTCTCGAAGGTGGCCCGGCGCATCGTTTCGTCGGCGAGGTGGGTGCCGGTGATGCAGCCCTTGATTCCGCAGGTGGCGGTGATGCGCCCTTCCGGTTCGCGGTGGTGGGTGAGGAGCCACGCGATCTGGCGGGGGGTTCGGTTCCGGTTGTTGTAGGCGAAGCTGCTGTGCTGGAGGAGCCAGCGGGTGTGTCCGTCGGCGTCGATCTCGGTGCGCTCGGCGAAGAGCTCGGCGACGGGGCGGCCCTTGCCGCGGGGGTAGAGGACGGCGTCGACGGCCTGCTCGCGGGGCATGTCGCGGTTGTTGGCGAGGCGGTTGTGGACACGACGTCGTTCCTGTTCGGTCATGCCACCCCAGATGCCGTACGGCTGGCGGGTGTCGAGCGCCCACTCACGGCATGTGGTCAGGACGGGGCAGGTGTTGCAGATGGCCTTGGCGTGGTCGATGACCGGGATCCATCCGCCGGTGCTGCCGTCGGGGAAGAACTGGGAGGGCTCTTCGGTGCGGCAGGCGCCGTCGGCCATCCACTCCGGGCGCTGGTTGTGGCTCATGCGAGTACCGCCTTCACGCGCTCGCCAAGCCAGCGGGCCGCGTTCACGGACACCGCGTTGCCGATGCCGAGGATCTGCGCCTCCTGTGTGGAGTCCGGGAGGATGTAGTCGGCCGGGAACCGCTGTGCTTGGGCCAGCTCACGAGGACTGAGCATTCGCAGCGTGCAGTCGTCGACTGTCGGGGCAGGGCGCACCAGGCTGTGGTGCGGCTTACATGCCACGGTGGTCAGTGGCTCGGCCGTCGTGCGCACGGCGCCTCTGCGGCCGTTCGGGACGATCAGCGCATGGTGCTTGCCCTGTGCCGACACTGCTGGCACGGGGCCGTCGACGCCGACCGCGGTGGTGTTGCGGCGGAGCATCGTGACGTGCGGCTCGTGCCCGAATTTCGCCAGGCCGGCCGCGACCCGGGCCTGTGTCGAGGCGGCGTACGGGGTGAACTTCTTCCGGTCCGGGCGGCCGTCACCGATCCGGCGCCCTGCTGCTGACCAGTCGATGACGTCGCCGATTTGCCGGACCGTCGGATCCAGGATCAGTCCGCAGGACTGGGTGGGGCAGCGGTAGTCGTACTGCACGCCCCAGCTGCCCATCTTCCGGCGGCGCGGGTTGCGCCACACCTGGCGCGCCCTGACCGGCCCGCAGGCGGGGCACACTGCGGCTGGCCGTACCTCCAGGTCCGGCAGCGGGATGCCCTCGCGGGTGAACACGACGTACCCGCGGTTGCGGTGCTGGGGAGCCAGCTCGTTGTCGTCGTCGCCGAGGTGCGCGCTGCTTGCGCACACGATCTGGTGGTTATAGCCGAGGATCTTGAATCCGCCGAGCCACCAGTCGAACAGCTCCCAGTCGAGGAAGAACTCTGGGACGTTCTCGCACAGTACGACGTCGTACCGGTGAACTTCGGTGGCCGCGATGATGTCCAGGGCGGTGGCGCGGGTGCGCTGGAACTCTGGCTGCCCATCACCCTCGATCGGCCTGCCGTCCTGGTCGAGGAGCGCGATCTGCCCGCGGGTCCGCTTGCGGCCGCCGGCCGGGCTGATCTCGGTGCAGATCGGGGAGCCCCACAGGATGCGGGTGCGCGGCAGGCTGCGCTTGTCGAAGGAGTTGATGTCCTCGACGAGGTGCTCGCATTCGGGGTGGTTGAGGCGGTGGGCCGCGACCTGGATGGCGTCGTGGTTCATGACGAGGCGGGCTCGCATGCCCGCCTCGGTGAGGCCGCGGGTGGAGCCTCCGAGGCCGCAGAACAGGTCTGTGAAGTCGAGGTCGCCGTCATGGCGGAAGACGCTCATGCGGCCACCGCCACGGTCTCGGGCCAGGCGCACCCGGCGAGTGCCTTCAGCGCACGCTCGGGAGCCTCGGCGAGCGGGTGGCCGAGGTGGTGCAGGCCCATGGCCAGGGCGGTGTACGCGTCGGCCTGGTCGTACCGGCCGACGCCCTCGGTGTGGTGCCCGTACCGGTCGGCGACGCCGGAGCGGACCTCGCCCTTGGTGGCGTTGCCGCGGCCGGTTGCGAACATCTTCAGCGAGCTCGGGGGGACGACGCCGTACGGGATGCGGTGCCGGTAGCAGTACTGGCGGACGAGGATCCGCAGACCGGCCAGCTCCTCGTGTCCGGCCATCGCGCCGTGCCCGAAGGACGGGCCTTCCATGACGACCATGTCGGCGGCCTTGATGAAGTCGCCGACGGCGGTGGCCAGGTAGTGGAGGCGGGCGTCGCCGCGCCGCTTCGTGCGGACGATGTCGGTCCAGCCGACGCCGGCCACGCCGGTGCAGGTGAGGGAGAGGTCGAGGCCGATGACAAGCGGCGGGGTGGACACCGCGGCCGGGCGGGCGATGGTCAGCCCGGCCGCGGGGGTCTGGTCGAACAGGGTGGGGGCGGTCACGTCAGGTCCCCCTTCGTGGGTACCGGCTTGTCCGATCGGCGGTGCTGCCACATCGCCCCGGCCTGGATGCGCGAGTCGTTCATGCCGAGGAGCTCGTCGAGCTGGTCCTGGAGCAGCGCGATTCGGCGCTCCTTCGCGTCGAGCTGGCGGCGTGCTTCGGTCAGCTGGAGCAGGGCCTCACCCGGTTCGACGTACTTCTCGGCGAGGGCCCGGGAGTTGGCGAGGGCGGCTGCTGCGGTGCGGCGTTCTTCGCGGGCGGCCTGGGCGTACGCCTCGACGCGGGCATGGAGGGTGTCGAGGGTGCTGCGGCGGATGAACGGCATCACTGCTCACCCCTCTGCGCGGGGAGGATCAGCGGCCACGAGCCGTCGATGACTTTGTCCGGGGCGCCGCCCTGCTCGGCCGTGGCCTTCGTCCGGAACCACTCCTGGAGTCCGGCCTGCTGCTCGGCCCGCCACGTCTTCTGCGCGGCGAACAGCTGCTTCGGCCCCAGGTCGTTGAGCCGCGGGTACTTCGCGAACTGCGCCTCGGCGATCAGCAGGGCGGCGAGGGCGTCGGCCTCGGCGGTGTGCCAGTCGGTGAGCTCGACGCCGTACCGCTCGGCGGTCGGCTTCAACTTCCGCATGCCGGTGCCCTTGACGTACCGGTCGACCTGCTTGTCGATGACGTGCGGGTCCACCAGGGTCGGGAGGGTCGTGCCGAGGCGGTCGCCCATCATCGGCAGCCCGTTGCGGGACAGCTCGAAGTTCAGGACCGTCCAGTCGTAGGCGGTGTTGAACGCGATGAGCGGCATGCCGTACGCGATGGCCTTGTGCATGGTCGTCGCGATCTCTTCGAGCGCCTCGGCGGGGGCCTGGCCGGCGGCCTGGACCATGGCGTCGGTGATGCCGTGGACCTCGGTGGTCTCCGGCGGGATCGGCACACCCGGGTTGATGAGCCACGTCTGGACGCGGTCGGCGGACGCGCCGCCGCGGGCGACGAGGGCCGCGGTGACGATGCGGGCCTCGGTCGGGTCGGGGGCGGTGGTCTCGGTGTCCCAGCCAATACGGCGGGTCTCGGCGAACATCACTGGGTACCGCCCGCGCGCTCGGAGTAGATGCGCCGGCCGAGCCCGTCGAGGGTTTCCATCTCGCCGGTCTCGTTCTGGACCTTGGCGTTGAGCATCCGCAGGTTGCCGAGCTCGTAGCCGATCTGCTGCAACCGGCCCTGTGACGTCTTCTTGTCGAGGATCTCGTCGCGGTACGACTCGGCAGACCGGGCCGGGCCGTCGTTGCCACGCTCGACGTACGAGGTATCCGGGTCCTTGTCGTGCGTCGGCGTCAGGCCGCCAGTCAGGAGCAGGACCCGAAGCGCGACGGACTGTGCCTTCGCGGTGCCCTTGTCGGCGGAGTCGAGGGCCTCGCCGCGGCTCTTCAGCAGGGCGGGCAGGGTGTCGCCCTTGGGGCCCATGACCATCCAGGAGACAGTCACGGTGCACTCGCGCATCTTGTTGCCCTTGGACGTGGTGGTGTCGCGGTGCTCCGCTTCCACGCCGACGGGGAAGATGTTGATGCCGTGTTTCAGGGTCACCGGCCCGAAGGTGTTGACGACGGTGTCAACGCCGCGGAAGTTGAAGCGGGTGCCACCGCCGTTGTACTGCTCCGACTTGGAGATGGCTCGGACTTCCTTACGGACTCGGAGCCATGCAATGTGGACGGGCACCATGTCCGGGTCGTCGTCGCCCGGCTCGTAGTCGGCCATCGGGTCGGGCTGCGGTGTCGACTCGGTCTCGGCCTCGGCCGAGTAGTCGTGCTCCTCGTCGGTCAGGGTGCGGCCGGCCGCCGCAGCGGCGTTCTCGCGAAGCCCCATCAGAAGTCCCCCTTGTACTGCTTGGCGATGTCGATGCGTTCGGTCGGATTCGGTGCGACACACGCGGCGTACGCGTCAGGCCAGCGCTCGGAGAGCTGCTCCAGGTCGACGCGCGGGGCGGCGTTGCTGGGCTCCAGCGAGTAGGCCCGTTCACCGCCGATCAGGGCGGACTGAGCCGAGTCGAGAGCGGCGATCATGCGGGCCTTCGCTGCGTTCTTCGCCTTCTTCGCGGCGGACTCGGCGCGCTGGTGGACGCGGTAGTCGAGGAGCGCGTCGAGGGCGTCGTCGTGGCGGTCGATGTCGACCGACCCGGAGCGGGTGGGGTGGAGGCGGCGGAACAGGCGGGTGAGCGCCTCGCCGTCGCCGGTGAGCTCGGGCGGTACCTCGGCCTGGACATGGTCGGTCCAGAACTTGTCCATGGCGGTGGTGATGTCGCCCATCACGTCGAGGTAGGCGTCGCGGCGGACGGTGCCCTGGTGGTACTCGTTGCCGCCGATGAGTACGGCGTAGTGCATGTGCTCGTAGCCGTTGACGGCGATCTGCCACAGCATCTGGGCGAGGACGTCGTCGGGTGCTCCGGCGTGCCACTGCGCGGACTTGAAGGCGGAGCGGGTCTTGACCTCCAGGGCACAGGGCGCCTGCTCGTCCTCGGAGAGCGGGCACTCGGTGACGCGGCGGTCGAGGGTGGTCATCCAGTGCGGGTGGTTGACGTGGGCGACGAGCCCGATACGGCGGATGACGGAGCGGTTGAGCATGGCCCAGCGGCGGGCGACGGGCTCCTCGTTGACGGTGCCCCAGTAGGCGGCTTCGCCTGCGTCGTCGATGTCGTGGCCGGTCTTGTCGAGGTAGACCTTGAGCGGCGGGGTGTAGTCGACGAGGCCGAGGATGGCGGGGACGTCGGAGGAGCCGATGCCGGAGCGGCGGGCGGTGAGCCAGTCGGCGCGGTCGGCGGTGGCGGGGAGGATGAGGCGGCCGGTCGGTGTGACCTTGCGGCCGGCGGCCGGGGCCGAAGCCCCGGCCAGCGCGGTGTTCGTCACGGAGTTACCTCCGTCATGCAGTGCCGCTCCCAGCTCGGAACGAACGTGTCGAGGCTGGCGTCCGGCGTCGTGATGCCCAGACGCTTGCCGCACTGGCACGAGCCGTGCATCTCGCAGTCGCCGTACTCGACGATCAGGGCGTGGCCGCCCGCGAGGGTCTCGCGGAAGTCGGGGTCCGGCGGAGTCTCGCGGGGCTCCTTGTCGGCCCGGCCGAGGAGAGCCGTGGCCCCGGCCTCGTTGTACCCGGCGCGCTGGAGAGCGGCGAGGATCTCGGTACGTGCGCTCACAGCTGGTCTCCCTTCGGGGTGTAGGCGCGGCGGCCGTCGACGTCGACAGCGGCGAGGACGCCCCGGGCGGTCAGCGCCCGCAGATCCTTCCGCGCCGTGTTCCGGCCGGCCGTCGGCCACGGCGAGCCGGTGAGCAGTGCGGCGGCACGCTGCGTGGTGACCGGGGTGCTCTCGGCCTGAACTGCTTCGGCGAGCCAGTCGCGGCGGGTGATGGTGGTGATCACGCGGTGCCTCCGAGGATGAGCAGGACGCTGATGGCGATGGCGGTGTCGATGAGGAGGCCGAAGGTGAGGGAGCAGCCCCAGGCGCGGGGGCTCATGCGGTGCCTCCGTCGGTGTCGCGTGCGGCGCTCTGCCGGCGGGCGGCGTCGGCTCCGGGGCGGAGGTCCCGGAGGATGGCCGCGGCGTCCTTGACCCGGATCAGGGCGGCGGCGTCGGCGGCCAGAACGCCAGCCACCCACTCCGTCTGCATCCGGTCACGGCACGGCACGCAGATCACAGGCGCCTCACGGTCGCCCTCGCCGAGCCGCACGTACGAAGTGCCGGTACCGGCCAGCTCGGTGGGGCACGTCGCGCATCGAGCGGGCGTAACCCACGCGCGGCCGGCCCGGAGGAACCAGACGTCGCACTGCACGTTGAAGTGCACGAACGAGGCCCGGATCAACTGGCCGTCGTCGGCGAGCTGCTGGCCGGACTGCTCGGCGATCGGGCCGAGCAGCCGGTACGCGCCACCTTCGCCGAGGGTGTCGCCGTTGCTGTTGAGCTGGCCGCTGACGATCCACCGGCCGTCAACCAGGGAGATCTCCCAGTGGTCGACCGGGGGCAGCCACGAGGGCGCGTCGTCGGTCAGCGAGGCGAGGGCGGCGGCTGCTGTTGAGGCGTTCACGCGGCACCTGCCTGGCGCTGGCGCGGCATCGCGATGACCGTGCCCGCACCGTTCGACGAGAGCAGCAGCTCCGCGACCCGCCGCACCTGGTCGCCGTGCAGACGCAGGTGCGTCCCACCGACCTGCTCCAGCAGCTCGTCGACGAGCTGGTCCCGCTCGTGCTCGGCGTGTGAGTCCTTGGCGGGGTTGGACAGTGCGTCGATTTCGCGGAGCTGGTCGCCGACACCGTCGGGGTCCTCGGTGAACTGCTCGGCCAGTTCCAGGACCACGCGGACGAGGTGGTGGTCGAGGTGGAGAACGGCGCCGCCGGGGATGGAGGAGACGTTGACGCGGGTGGGGCCGGAGTAGGCGCCGCCAAGGAGGCGGGGGCGGGCGGTGGTGAGGAAGCGGAAGAACCGCATCGCACGGAAGATCTTCATCGGGTGCCTCCGAGGAGCATGAGGAGCGCGGCCCCGGTGAGGGCCAGGCGGTCGGCCCACACGGGCCGGTAGGTGTCGACCGTCGGGTCGGCGAAGACGAAGTGGGCGGCCGAACCCGTGGCGTACAGGCCGACGGCCAGGCAGATGAAGGCGAGGACGGTCATGGCGTCACGTCCCACTGCACGGCCGGAATGTCGCGTGCCGCGCATAACTCGTCGATCGCCTGGTTGCAGCAGACCGGTTCGCCCTCGACGCTGTGCTCGTCCTGATACGTCGAGGCATCGGCGGCCTCGTCCGCGGTGAGCGATTCAAACTCCGAGCGGCAGTACCCGCAGAGCTGGATGTCATCGGCCGTGAATGCGGCGCTGAAACCCGGCCACTCGTCCGCCAGCAGCTTTCGTACCGACGACCAGACGGCGAGGCGCAACACCTCGGTCTCGTGGGCGTAGTCCGCATCGGTCCAGTGGGGGTTGGCGGGCGGGGTGATGATGAGACGGCCGTTGGTCTGCGCGGTCTTCTTCACAGCGCACCGCCCGTCGGGACGTCCTGAGGGCGCTCGTCGGCGAGGTGCTCCAACACGTGATCCAGCGGGTCCAGCAGGTGCCGCTGCTCGGCCAGCTCACCCGGGGACGGGGCGAGGAGCGCCCGCAGCTTGGTCACCTGCGGGGCCACGTTCTCGGGGTATGCGTCCTGCTCGTCGGCGGTGTGCTCGGCGAGCAGGCGTTTCACCTCGGCCATGTCGCCGTGCTGCGCGACGACCCGGAGGACACCGACCAAGCCGCGGAACATGAACAGTTCGCCGGGGTATGCCTCGGTGAGGGGCTTGCGGGGCGTGACCGGGGCCGGGGTCTCCGCGCGGTCGCGGTACTCGAACAGGGCGGTACGCAGGGCATCGATCTGGGCGTCGTCCCACCCGCCACGCTCGTGGGTACGGACAGCAGCGGCGACCACGTCGGCGAGCACCTCGGCCGGGAGCAGGGCCACCCGGGCACGCAGTCGGGTCAGCTCGGCTGCCGACTCGGGCGACTGCAACAGGCCTGCCGCCTCCAGCGAGGACGCAATGCCGGCCGCCGTCTGGCGCGTCTTCTGTGCGGCGAGGATTACTCCGGCCGCAGCGTTCACCCGGCGGGCGTTCACGCCGCCACCTGCACAGCCATCGGAACGGGCAGGACCACGACGACTTCAACCGGCACATCACGCCACGTCGAGTGCAGGTAGTGCGGGCGGACCGTCTCACCCCTGAGGACGAAGTCGCCGTGCGGCCGGATCGACCCGCCCAACACCTGGGCGTACGTCTCCAGCTCCGCGAACGATGCGTCGTGGATGTGGCCGTGCAGAGTGCCGAGGTCGATCGACCACGACGCGTGCGGCAGCTCCGGGTACTCGGCGAGCAGCTGCACCAGCGCCGACGCGGCACCCAACTGCGGCTGGGGGATAGGATTCTGAGACACGGTGTCCTCGATTTCTGAAGTGGTTGAGGTTCTGCCGTTGGGGCGTCGGGCCGGGCATGGCCGGGCGCCCCTGTGGTTTCTGGGGGTCAGGCGGAGGCGGCGACCAGCTGCGGCGCGGCCCCGCCGGAGGCGACGAACTCCGAGTCCTGCTCGGCCATCCACGCGTCCACCTCGGCGAGGTCGAAGCGCTTCTGACGGCCGGCGAACGGGCGGACCGGCATCCCCTGCCGGATCCACTTGGTGATCTGCCAGTCGGAGACGCCGTAGTACGTCTCCAACTGCGGCTGGGAAAGCAGGGGGAGGAGTCCGGCCGGAAGGGCGGTGAGGCGCTCAGTCTTCTTCGGCATCGGAGCTTGACCTTTCTACTGTCGCGGTCGAATGTGAGGGCATGCGACTGAACAGGCGGTGCATGCGGTCATCGAGTGCTTCGGTGATGAGCCATGCGGTGCGGAGTTCGGTGCGTTCCCGGGCGGTGGTGCCTCGGCCGGTGAGTCGGGCGATGGTTGCCGGGCTCACTCCCCGCCCGTCCGGGTCGACCTGCTTGGTCTTCTCGGAGAGTTCGTCGAGGGTCAGGTGCTGCTGCGCAAGTGCGTCGCGGAGCGGCTTGCCTTCGTCGGTGCGGGTCACCTTTGGCATTGGGTACCTCGGGCTGTTCGGTGTGGTGAGCTCCTCGGTGTGAGGTGCTGCGACAGTTCTACAGTCGCAGTCGCAGTCGCAGCCGTGTCAACGAGAACTTCCGAGAACTTCCGAGATCTCTGGGGGTGGGTACCGATCTTCGAACGGTTGTTCTATGGTGTGTGCATATGCCAGCGGTCCGGCGCGTGATACCGGCGCGTGACGGGGAGGTTACGCGTTGCACCAATACCCGCCATGGTTCTACTTTTACTTGCGAAAAGTAGAGAGGTGCGGGCACCCTTGGGCCCGTGGCTAACGAGGATGCGACCCCCACCGAAGACTTCGCGCAGCTGCTCGCGCGCCTGAAAGACGAGTACGGCGTGAACGACAGCGCGATCGCGTCGGCTATTGGGGTGTCCGTGTCTACGGTCAACACCTGGGTCCACCGCAAGCGGCAGCCCCGTCCGGAGGCCCTGCACAAGCTTGCCGCCAGGTACCCGAAGTTCACCGAAGACCAGATCTTCGCGGCCGCCGGCCGGAAAACTCCCGGCCCCCTCAGCCCCGCTGCCGAAGAGCGTCTCCTCGAACTTTTCCGGGGCCTTACCGCTGAGCAGCAGGAAATCAAGGAGCTCGAACTCCGTGCGCTGAACGAGCACAACCGTTCCGCGTTGTCGTGAGTCTCAGCTAAATGGAGCCCGTCACTCCCTGTGCATGACAGGTCGTCAACTTCCGTCTCAGTAGTCGCATATTCCACCATCTAGAGGTACGGTCGTTCGACGGCCGATGCCCTCCCCCTTCGGTCGCAGGTTCCCAGTCCTACCTGCGTTCACGGGGGTTTCACATGTGCATGCGCGTCAGCTTCGCTCCGATCGGGTCCGTACCGCCGTTCGACGCCGGTACTCAGACGATCGCTCTGCCCCCCGGCCTGGATTCGGCACACACCGTCATCGCCGCGCGGGCGATTCTCACCGAACTGGCAGTGCCGCAGCCCCGTTTCGGTGCAGTCTGCTTCTGCGGGGAGCCGCTCGACCTGACTCCCCGAATTCCCCAGCAGAGGACGGGAGAGCAGGCGGTGAGTCATGGCGCGTAAGCCAGTCAACAACCCACGCCAGATCCGAACGAAGAAATGCGGATGCCCGGAGTGCATCGCGGAGTATCCGCCGGCAGAACACGGAGAGCGGAAGGCCCGGCGCGACTGCATCGGCAGCTGGCAGGCCCGCTACCGGGACCCCACCGGGAAGCAGACCGCCCGGAACTTCAAGAAGAAGACGGGCGACGAGGGGGCTGACGCCTTTCTCGACAAGATCCGGACCGCAGTCCGGGACCGTACATACCGGGATCCGAAGCGCGGAAAGATCACCCTCGCCGAATGGTGGGCGGAGTGGTGGGAAGTCCAGGAGAAGAAGGGGCGCGTCACTACCCGGAACCGGAAGGTCGGGGTATGGAAGACCCACATCGAGAAGAAGTGGGGCGGGTACCGGCTCATCGACCTGGAGTACATGGAGCTCCAGCGGTGGCTCAGCCGGGACGTGAAGGGGCACGAGAGCCAGAAGCGGTGCAAGGAACTGCTCACCGCTCTGCTTGACGCGGCCATCAAGGACGGGGAGCGGATCTCCGTCAACCCGGCACTCCATCTGGAGATCACCACCCCCCGGGTCGAGAAGCACCCCGATGACCTGAAGCCACCAACGGAGGCGCAATACGCGCTCATCCACGCTGCGCTGCCCGCCTACTACCAGGTGATCCTCCGGGACTTCGCTCACGAGACCGGCATGAGGCCGGGGGAGTACGCCGGTCTCCGGCTGCACTGCGTGGACGAGGAGGAGATGCTCGTCCACATCAAGGAGATCCTCGTTCTCGACAAGGGCAAGCTTCGTCGGCAGGCCGCGCCGAAAACGAAGGCCGGGTTCCGTACGGTGCCCCTCACCCCGACTGCGTTCGGGGCGATCCAGTCCATGAAGGAGAAGTGGAAGCCGCACGCGACTCGCTCCCGAATCGGGGACGGGTACGACCTGGCTGTGGACGAGCTGGTGTTCCGCGGCCCGCGAGGGCAGGCGCTGAACGCCAACAACATGTCGAAGCGGCCCTGGCGGACAGCCATCAAGCAGGCCGGGGTGGCGCGCGAGGTGGTCAACCCGGAGACCGGGCACGTCGAGTGGTGGCCGCGGATCTACGAGTACCGGCACCGGGTGACGTCCGTCCTGCACCATGCCGGCATCTCCGAGAAGGACACGCAGTCGGTGCTGGGGCAGGAGCGTGGCGGCCGGGTGACGTGGGTCTACACGCACGAGAGTGAGGGTGCGCGGGAGAACGTGCGGGCGGCGCTTAGCAGCCGTAGTGGACTCCGGGTTGTTCCGGACCAAGAATCCGCCTGAGTCCACAGGGAGTCCACAAACCCCCCTCGGAGGGTCTCGGAAGTTCTCGGAAGTTCCCGGATTGTGAGAGGCTCGGAGTAGTTCGCGAGTCTCGGAAGTTCTCGGAAAGTCTCGGAGTTCCCAAGGCTATTCGACGGATGCTCTTACAAAGCAGATGTCGGCGGTTCGAAACCGTCCGCGCCCACCAGTAGGTAGCACGATGAAGGCCCAGGTCACCGGTGCAGAACCGGGGGCCTGGGCCTTGTTCGTTCCTGAGCTGCGGGACCCGGGGCCGTCCATGATGAGCAGCGTGGCCGGCCTTCCGCACCAGCGGGGGCTCAGCCAGTGGGATTCTCACTCGATCTCGAGGGGCCCGATGCCGAGATCCTCACGCATGAGACGACGCATCCGAGCCATGGCCGTGCGCCGTTGCGCGATGAGGGGCGTTTCCTCGGCGGATCCGACAGCCATACCCCGGGCGTAGGCGTCACGTATCGTGCGCCAGCTGTGGAACGCCTCGTTCCCCGCCGCCACGACCTGGGGCGGGCCCACGAGCCAGAGGCGTTCACTCGTCGTGTAGATACCGGTGCCACGGAAGGCTTCCCGCACGGCTGCGTCACGCGCCGAGTCGGACATGTGATCACCCAAAGCGACGGCGCGGATCTCTTCACCCGCGGTTTTGAGGGCGGAGACGAACTCGCTGTACACCTCGCGCCGTAGTTCCAGTGCGTGCCTGGCCTCCTCTCGCCGCCACCGGTTACGATCCGCGATCAGAGTTGCCGAGATGCCGATGACGGCACCGGCCAGTGTGGAGAGCAGGGGCATCCAGTTCATGTGCCGCAGCTTGTCCCACCCGGTCCGCCAGAGCCAGGCATCGCGCCGCGACGCGGATCGACGAACGGGTCCAGCGGGTGGTGCTCACGTCGCGCGTGGCTCATACGCCTCGGGTCGGATGATGTGAGGGGGAGTGGTGCGCGGTCGGCTCTGGCAGGTCATCTGTTGGCCATCGACGAAGCCCGGCCGTCGGTTAGGTCCCGGACGATTCTCCGGGCCGCCCCCAGACAGGCCGGGGATGCAGCCATTCCTTCCAGAGCTGGAACCCCCGGAAGCCGACCGCGCGATTGAAACCATAAAGGCTCGCACTGACAACGGGCTTGATGCGCCGGTGTGATGCCGATCCGGCAGGCGGAGTTCAGTAGTCCACAGCCACCACGGCGCACAGGCACGCCGCGGCTGCGATGACGCAGAGCGCGAGCAGGAGGACGAGCGCGCAGCCCGGTGCTCCTGCCGTTCCGGCAATCGCCGCCCAGCCGAACCGAGTTGCGCGTTCGGCCTGTCGGTCTGCTTCGCAGTACTCGCGGTCGCCGTACCAGTCGCGATCGGACATGGCCCCCGCCGAGCCATATGGCGCGGCCATTCCGCCCCTCCCGGAAGGGATGAGACTTCGGCCCGTTCGCATCGCCGGCACGGCAGTAGAGTGCAACGGTGACCGCTATGCCGGAAGACCGGCTGCCACTGATCAGCGATGACGAACGTGAGACGGCCGTGCGGCGCCTGCAGGAGGCGTATGCCGAAGGCCACATCTCGCACGAGGATTTGGACGAACGCCTCCACCAGGTGCTCACCGTCACGTCGCGCAGGGAGCTCGTGTCGGCCCTGTCCGCCCTCCCGGCGGAGAAGGCGGACACCGCGTCCACGATCGCCGTCGCCGGCGGACGGATCCGGCGGCGTGGCGTATGGCGGGTGCCCCGGCGTCTGAAGGTCGAGTCCGCGTTCGGGAGGGTGCACCTGGACCTGTCCCGGGCGGTCATCGAGCACGCCGTGGTCGACATCGAGCTGCAGCTCGGCACCGGACGGGCCAGGATCACGTTGCCCCGCGACGCGATCGTCGACATCGAGGGTCTGGACACCGGGTGGAAGGACTCGCGTTACAGGACCACGCGGCGCTCGCGCCCCGGTGGGCCGGAAATCCGGATCTCCGGAACCATGGGGTTCGGGCGGTTGAAGGTCCGCCACGCGTGGCGTTGAGGATCCATCTGTCACGAGGGTCCTCCGTCCGGAATCTCTCCGTCCCGCCCTTCGGCTCCCGTAGGCGCTCCGAGTGCCAGGGGCACTGGGGTAGGAGCACACTGAACGCATGGCCCTACCGAAAACGCATCATTGCTCGGCCTGCTCGAACGGGGCCGCCACGGACGAAGTCGTTCACGAAGATCTCGTGGTCGGAGCGCCTCTGTCCATGGAGGACCTCACCGACAAGCAGCGCCACGACCGCTTCGCCCTCAAGTACGCCCACGACAGTTGCCAGGTCAGGGAGGTCCGGCGGGTTCCGCACGACAGCTTGAGTGGCTACGCCTGGTCCGTCCGCTTCACCGAGAGTCCGTGACAGGCGGATCACCGGGCGTACGAGGCGGAAGGCGGCCGTTCGAACCGTCGGTCAGAACCTCGGTTCGGCTCCCGTCCCGAGCACGGGAAGAGCAGGTAGACCGGTGAATCGGTGTTTCCGGGCGCCCTCTTTCCGCCCACCGCGTCGCCGATCGCGCTGACCTTCACCCCTTCCCGGCTGTGGCACCAGTTACCGGGGCCGCACCCGGGGCGGTCGTCTCCGGGGGGCAGGCGCCCGGCAGCGATGAGTTTCACCGTGTTTTCCGGTCTTCATCCACATACGGGACCCATCGCAGCCTAGGAGAGCACCATGGCCGCCACCTACACATTCGATGTGTTTTCCAGCCTCGACGGCTTCGGTGCCGCCGGCGGCGACTGGACCGGCTACTGGGGCAAGCAGGGCCCCGAGCTCCTCGACCGCCGCCTCGGCCTGTACCGCGAGGAGCAGCGGATGGTCTTCGGGGCCAATACGTATCGCGCGTTCGCGCAGATGCTGGCGTCGAGCGACGAGGTGTCCGATGTGCGTGACCCGTGGGTCACACGGATGAGGAGCCTCCCGGCAACGGTGGTGTCCACCACGCTGGAGGGGCCCCTCGACTGGCCGGACGCGACCCTCGCGAGCGGCGACGCCGTCGACGTCGTCGCCCGGCTCAAGAAGGAGTCCGACGTGCCGTTGCGGTCCCACGGCAGCCTGTCGATGAACCGGGCGCTGATGGCCGCCGGCCTGGTCGACCGCGTCCAGGTGACGCTCTTCCCCGTGATCACCGGGCAGAGCGGGCTGGACCCGGTCTTCCGGGGCGCGGCCGACTTCGACCTCGAGCTGATCGAGCACCGGACGCTCGACGGCCGCACCCAGGAGCTCGTCTACCGGCCCACTCCGCACGGCTGAGGCCGGTGGCCGCTGACCGGCATCACGCTTCCTGCCGGGGTCTGGCGGGCTCGATGACGGCGTGCGGGTCGCGGAGCCAGACCTGCTGGCCCCGGTCGGTCACCGTCAGCCCGAACCGGTCGGCTTCCGGGTGCCCGAGTGCCGCGTACTCGAGCCACGTCTGTTCGATCTCCTCCCACAGGAACCCGGGCCCGTACTGCCAGACCTCCTCCTCGGTGGCGGCGACGGCGGCGGCGCCGTCCTCGCGGCTCGCCCAGACCTGGACACCGGCCGGGGTGTCCGCGTGCGTAAGGCGTACGCCGGGCAGTCGGGCCCCGGCGTAGAGCGCGAACCCGAGGCGCAGGAACTGCGCCGGGTCCGGTCCCGCACTGCGGCTCCGGCCCGTCGCCCCGTCGACTGGGTGAGGAACGGCCGCACGGTGAGCACGCATCGGCATGTAGGACGCCCCGCCGCAGAACGTGCCGATTGCGGTCCCCTCGGCCTGGACGTTCAGCGCGACCAGGGCTCCGGACCAGAAGTCCCGTACGAGCGGGGCCACGATGATCCCGCCGGGCCGCACCTGTCCGACCAGGGCGTGCGGGACGTGCCGGAGTGCGCAGGTGGAGATCAGCCGGTCGACAGGGCCCAGATCCGGCCAGGGCACCTCGCCGTCACCGCAGCGCAGGTGCGGGTGGTACCCGGCCTCCGCGAGCGCGGCGGCGGCCCGCTGGGCAAGGACGGGGTCGATCTCGATGCTGTGGACCTGATCCTCACCGAGGCGCTCGGAGAGCAGCGCGGCCACGTGGCCGGACGCGGTGCCGATCTCCAGCACCCGGTGTCCGTCCTCGACATGGAGCAGTTCCAGCATCCGGGCGACCATGGACGGCTGGGAGTTCGACGATGTCGCGATGCCGGGCCCGTCTTCGGCTCCGTCGTCGAGCTGGATGACGACGGGCTCGTCGGAGTTGACCAGTGCGAGCCGGGCGTCCGTCCCGACGACCGGCTCGCACCGGTCGGGCAGCTGGCGCCAGATGTCCTCGGGGATGAACCGCTCCCGGGGCACGGCGTCGAACACCTGCCGCCAGCGAGGTCCGAGCACCCCGCGTTCGGCGAGCTCCTGGACCAAGTCCCGGTAGGTGGGGATCCGTTCTCCTGCGCGCACGTCAGCCTCCGGTCCGGGCGGGGCCGCCCCCGTCGGGGGACGGCGGGGGCGGCCCCGCCCGGACCGGAGGCTGACGTGCGCGCAGGAGAACGGATCCCCACCTACCGGGACTTGGTCCAGGAGCTCGCCGAACGCGGGGTGTGTCCTCGGGTGTTCATGGTGTTCTCCTCTACCGTTCGGAGTCAGGGGATGCGGTGGTCGAGCAACAGGGCCCGGCCCAGGCCTCGGTGTCGAGCACGTGCGCGCCGAGACGATCCGGGATCGTCTCGGCGCGCACGTGCTCGACACCGAGGCCTGGGCCGGGCCCTGTTGCTCGACCACCGCATCCCCTGACTCCGAACGGTAGAGGAGAACACCATGAACACCCGAGGACACACTCCGCCGGTGGCGAGCGACGGCAAGCACGGGGCTGCCGCCGTGCTTGCCGTCGCTCGCCACCGGCGGAGTGTGTCCTCGGGTGTTCATGGTGTTCTCCTCTACCGTTCGGAGTCAGGGGATGCGGTGGTCGAGCAACAGGGCCCGGCCCAGGCCTCGGTGTCGAGCACGTGCGCGCCGAGACGATCCCGGATCGTGCCGACGTGGACGGCTCCGGACGTGAGCGGCCGTGCGCAGTAGACGCAGGCGCGACCGGCGGACTGGTCCCACGTGAGCCGGTCCGGTCCGGGGAGCGGGCGGGGGTGCGCGGTCATGGCGAACGCCTCTCGCACCGGGGGCATGTGCAGGCGGGGTACGCCGAGGACGGTTCGGACGTGTCCAGGGGAACGACCTCGGCCTCCTCGCGCACTATCCGGATCCCACCGTCACGGTTCACCTCGTACACCTTGAGCGTCATCGCCACGGGCGGCCTCCCCTTCCCGGTCGTTGAGGGATACCGGGGACCGTAGAGACGACCCATCCACAGGTGCCAGTCATGTGCAAATATGTGCGTGCGCTCCACCTGGAAGGCTGAAATTCTGGCAGACCGTCTTGACGGAGGAGAACCGGAGGCCGAACGTATTGCACACAACTGCACACCACATGGGCGGAGTCAGCAATGTCGCTACTGTTCATCGGGATCGACCCGAACACGGGCGATCAGGAAAGCCCGACCGTCTGGGCCGACCTGGAGGAGAAGGAACTAGTCTTCCAGGGATGGAAGCCCAGCCCCGAACTCGAGGCGGAGTGCGCCGCGACGGAGATCCCCGGGCACGCTGTGGGAATCCCCGACACCGAAGCGGTGATCCGTATCCCCGCCAGGATGGTTGGCGTGATCAGGGAGGCTTGTGATGCCGTCGAGCGTGCCACCCAGCTTCCGTGAGCTTCTCGGTGACTGCACCGAGTCCGCCGTGCATCTGGAGATGCGGGACGCGTACGCCGTCGACTACGAGAGCGGCCCTTTCGCCGCATGGCGCGCCGGGTACCGGCACGATCCGACCGACCGGGCCTCCTGGTGGCGGCCGTGGCTCGATCTCGTCGCCGAAACAGTGAGTCGAGGCGTGAGCATACGGCGGGCCCGGATCGTGTCGGAGCCCGTGAGCGAGTACATCCGCTACGAGCACTCCGGAACGTTCACGAACGTGGCGGCGGGCGAGCAGGTGCGGTGGCTGCCACGCCGCCAGGCCTCGGACATCGCGCTGCCCGGCAACGACTTCTGGCTGTTCGACGGCCGCGTCGTGCAGTGGAACCACTTCGCGGGTGACGGCTCTTCGCAGGGACCGGAAGTCACCGACGTTCCGGGGGCAGTGAAGCTGTGCGCGGGTGCGTTCGAGACGGTGTGGGAACGAGCGCTGCCGCACGACGAGTACACGATTCGCTGA